GCCGATGAACGGCTCGACACGCCGGAGGACTTGGAGGCTAGGGAAAAGGTATTTGACCATGCTGAACGCAGCTTCTACTACCACGAAGGCAAGCGCCTGTTCGGTCGCCGGAATTGATTCGCACAAAGTTCACCTCAAGGTGAACAGGAGGACCCTATGCGGACACCGGTTGGATAAGAAATACTCCACCCACACCGCTGTCCGTGGCGCGTCCGCGTGGTTGGATGATTGCAAGAACTTGCGGTTTATTACGGAAGACGAGCAATTTGTCACCTGCGGGAGTTGTATTCGATATGCTTCCAACTCGTAAGATACCGCGCTCGTGCACCGACGAGGAAATTTGGAACGATGTCCCGGCGAAGATTGCCACCGCTATGGGTGGTCAGCAGTTTTTCTTTGACGAAGAGGCGCGAGCAATCCATCGCGTAGGTATCGGCCTAGGGTTGGGCTGGCGGTTGCCGAAGTATAAACAGCGGGCCGATCGAATCAACCATGTCACGGTGTCCCTGTTTCGTGGTCTCCTTAAAATGGAATTTCTTCACTCCACCGAGAATCCGGAAGATGGTAGCGAGTGTATTAGGGCGTTCTACGGCCTCCAATATGCCGACCTTCGAAATATTTACGAGATAACGATGTATGGCGACGATACTTCAGTTTCCTAACCGGCGACGGCATCGGTATTACAAATGCCCCGGCACCAAACCCGAGTGCATAGAGGGGAGGTGTGTGTATTGTCAAGGTGGCCTTGCCTATTGCGTCGTGTGCAAGCAAGGTGAATGCGAGTTAGAGGATTTTTGTCCCGGAGGGAAAAATGGAACTTGAGTCACTTTTAATTGAAGCGCGACCGATTCGTCGAATTGCGGAGAAATATACTCGAGATTATGAGGGGCGAGCAGAGTTCCAAGACCACAAGGGAAATAGATTTAGTATCGCCCTGTCCTACGATTCAATAAAGACTATTCTCGAATGCGCGGATAGGGATTGCGATGTCGCCATCTCCCAACTTAAATCTGCTTCTCCGTAGCACCTTGACCCGGCGTCCCCGATATGTTAGGGTGCAGTTAGGAGGAGACCTGATATGGTTCAAATGGGATTGACCAGCGACCCAAAGACTATTGATGCACTTATAGGCGCATTAAACCGTCTTAAAACACTTGTTGGCGGAGAGGCTGTTGTAAAGTTAAGCAACGGCATCGGGCCAAATGTGCCTCTTCGTCGCGTGGCGTTGGATGATGGGAAAGTTGTCCTTCACGGATGGAGTGAATGATGGTTGATGTTGTCTGTGTCGATTGCGGACACGCCGCATGGGATTGCAGTAATGGGAAACCCGGAACTTGCAACGAACCTGTCCCTACTCGCACCGCCGACGCCGGGACCAGTATCCTGCGCAACGCCTTGTCCGTTGGGATATCGGCGGCTCGCACCCACCCGGACGCTCCTGACGAGGCAATTGTGAGCGCCGTGATGGAGGTTCTCGGTGAGGTCGAGGACCCGGAAACCGATGCCGATGATTGGCTTGGTCGAGCGCTCGACCAACTTTCAGCGGAGGGAAAGCATCAGTATACCGCAGATGGAGACCTAACTACTCCGGAGTGGCCGAAATGATGCACAAATCTGCTTGGCGCTATACCGTCACTTATATGAAGAGCGGGCAGGAGCGCCCCTACGCGGACTATGTGAATATCGTGCAGGTGAGGTTCGAACATACGGACCACCGAACCGGAGAATTCACCCCCACGGTCAACATGGTTGAGCAGGGCGTGAGGGAAATGTTGCTCGTCCTTAAGTGCGGATTTGCCGAGCGAACCCGCGACCAAAATAGCGGTTCGATGGAGGATGCCTTCAAAACTTACCTTGATTACCTTAAGGAAGTTGAGCCGGGGGTGTGGGAGTTCCAGACCACAACGAGGTTTACAGACTGATGGGACGGTGTGCAACACATATTGAAATCCAGCGAGCGATAACTTCTGCCGGGGATGACGAACTTGTTGGATACTTACTTACAGTAATCGGAGAGATTGGTCAGAGAGCCTGTATTTCTGATCGGCAGCGTGGGTGGTGGGAAGGAACTTTGCAGAACGAGATGCGTCGTCAGGCGTCAGCCGAATTAGAGATTGGCCATAAGGTGGTTGAGAGGAGTTTCCCTTGATGGACCGCCGCAGACGCACACGGGAGGACAGGGTATACCTAGTCGGCTACCACGACAGGCTAGACCGCCGCTATATGCCGGGACGGGCCTCCCCGGCGCTCCGTGATGCCTATCGGAGGGGGTGGGACGACGCCCACCGTGCTGTCCGGTCTCTCTTGGAGGCTTTTGAGGAGGTAATAAATGCCCAATGTTGCGTCAGACCTTAATGGTGCCCTCACCATGAAGCCGGGTGATGTTCACCGGATGCTGATTAACGGTGTCCCTGTGAATATTACAGCCCGTGAGTCAAAGTATCCGGGTCGTCCGCTAATTATAATTGATGTCCATGCCACCACTTCGGGTGAGATTACTTGGGGCGCGAAGGGTGAACTAGAATTCCTAGGGGAGAGGCAAATTGGTTGAACAACATCGCGCAGATGCCCCTGCCACATACAAGAACGAGGACGAATCTGTCATCGTGCGGCTTAACCATAAGCCGGGAGATTTGGCCATAGTTGCCATGCGCTCACCCGAAAACGCGAAAGCCGTGGCGGTGTTCCTGTATGACGACAACTCGGTTAATGTACTTGGTTGTCAGAATGCGGAACAGACCCTCGAAATCATAGAAATGCTAGGGGATACGCTCCGATTTATAAAGGAGAAGGGTATTGGCTGAGGGTTATCGCCTCAAGCCGGGACCGAAGCCAATAATCGCTACTGAGGAGGCTGAAAATGCTTTCTCCAAGTGGTGGCTGGACAAGGGGTGCGCACATTTCCATGTCGGGGAGAAGGAAATAGTGCGGGAGGCATTTCTGGCGGGATACAAGGCGAAGCATGAGTAAAAGTGAAGCATTTCGTGAGCGCCTGAGGGCGGCGGAGAGAGTTCGCAAGTTACTCGCGCTGGCGGACAAGCACCCCGACACCCACGAAGGAAAGGCCGCTAGAGAAAGGGCCGGTGTGTTAATTGCCAAGCATGGCCTCGATTCGAACTCGCTTAAACCCAAGGCGAAAGTGGAGCATCCGCCTTTTGATGTTAATTCCGCTTTCATGAAGAATTTCAAGGGCTTCGCGGGTCCGGACAAGGAAGACTACACGAAATACGACCCGGAGACAGGGAAACGGAGAGATATCAATGGTCGTGAATGACGATACCAAGGTCGTGGAGTGCAACACGGAGGAGCAGATTATTGAGGCTCTTGAAATCCTCGCCGGGGCGGCGCTGCTGGCCGGGAATCGTCGTTTGTATGAACACATCTACGGCGGGAAACTTCGATATCAGAAGGGTGAGTGGTTCAAAGGGACGGGACCTTCAACATGACGATACCCCACGGTAAGCTTGTTAGGACCGGCGACCTCGTAGTTGCCCTGATACCCGGCGACCGGGACCCGCAGGGGCGTCCACATTGCGCACCGCGCAAGGGGGAGTTGTGCCGCGTCACTGACATTTATCCGATGTGGTATGGATTGGGCTGTCAACTCGAGGGGAAGGACCCGTCACCGTATCGCGGTTTCAAGCTGTGGGAGAAGGCTCGAGTGCGTGGGAGGTATCAATCTCGGTCGTTCTTCAAGGCTGTCCGACCGGATGGCGACCTCGAAAAGAAATTCCGCGACAAGAGCAAGCCGAAATGGCAAACGAAACGGGTGAGTATACAACATTCTCAGGATAATGAAATATTGGTGCCGGAAGATGTCTGATTTTCAAGATAGTGTCCCCGGAACCACGGAAGACGAGTTCGACCGTCAATGTGAGGCGTGTCTCACGGTTGATGTTCCCCTATGTGAGGGGTGCGACTGTTGCGAGGAATGTTGCAACTGCGCTGAAACTGATTGTGACTGTGATGTGTGTAAAACGAGAAGGGAAAATCGATGTGATTCTTGGTAGTTTGGTATGATGGAAATGACCCGCAGGCTTGCATAGTCGATGCACTTGGACCTTTTGGCCTTGATGAAGCGTTGATGAGGCATCTTACGGACATAGACGAAGCGCCGTACGAAGTGCAGATTAATGCGGCATTCGAAATACCGACTGTCCAGCCAGATGCTCCGGGAGAGTATTCAATCCTTTATCCTCCGGTGTATAAGCGCCTCAACGAGGAAGCGTACCCGGTGTATGAACTGCAAGAACTTTCACCCGAGCAGATGCAATTCGCTGCTGACGAGCGTGAAATTCCGTACTACAGTCTGTCGGAGAGTTAGTTTCTCTGCGGCCACTAGACGACAGCCGTAGGCTGTGATATAAGGGCGGTACGGCGAGAGGACGCCGGGATTATCAGGTCGGCCCCGATGGCGAAGAGCCGGACTAGTGTGGGAGGCACGGTAATCCAAAGTCCTCAAAGGATACAGCGGAGGCCTTCCCGTAGGGCTAAAGCTGGTGGGACCCCGGTGCCCCTGACGCCCCGCCCTACTGGGCGTCTCGACAAGTCTTCTCCTGAGGATGGTGTCGGGGTCCCTTTGGCTCTTTGACATTGCGAGATAAGCGAGACAGCCGAACGGAAGGGATAAAGTGTTTATGTGGCGAAGACCGTCAACGACGCCTAGTAGCCAGCACTCCTTTCGGGTAATTCCTCCCCTGCCGCTGGATTAGGTCACTCTCTCTGGACCACCGGTCCTCCCCCTCCGAGAGACTTGATTCAGTGCGACACAGGACGCCAACTGATAGCCGTGATGACGACGGTGGGAATCGGTAAGACCAATTAGGCAAGGTCGGTGGAGGACGAATTTAGGAAGAGGCGGTAGGCCGCGAATCGACGCGGAGCATTAAGGACAAACAGTCCGCCGTCCTCTTTCTTCCAAACTCCCGTTGCGTGTCGGATGACTTCCGAAGTCAAGCGCAACATTCCTGAGGGACCCAACAGGTGAACGGGCCTGAATAAGGTACTTAGATGTAGCCTCCTTAGGGAATGGAGTCGTTGGGGGTGTCGGCCTAGCCCGTGGCCTCGTCCACGGTGAAGCTGACGCTAGGCGGGAAACAAGCGAGTGAGGAGGCATTAGAGCCGAATCCCTCGTTCCTCGCGCCCGTCGAAACGCAAGGGGCTGGCACTTCGGTGTCGGCCCCTTCGTCGTATACGCTCTCTGAGATTTCTCTACGCTGCCTTGACCCATTGCCGGTCGCGTGTTAACGTATCGGTATGAGCAAGATTATCGCATTGATGATGGCGGTAGCCAGCCCATCCACTTCCGACGAGATTGTGGTCACGGGAATACTGGATAACAGGCCCGCTGTTTCCAGAACCGTAATGTGTGCCAACCCGGCATACACGTGGATTCCATCCGACTATCATGGTCGTTCTGTTCCGATGGGGAAGGGACGATATATGGCTGCCGTGGAGTGGAAAGGCGGGTATTACGAATTTATTTGCTCTGCTTCCCAGAGAGCTGCGTTTGACCGAATGACTGAGGCCGAACGTGACAAGATTCGAGCCTACTTTGCTGCGAAAACTCAGGAGTGGCAAAGGTGGGAGGAGAATTGGCACCGCAAGATGCGAGATGCCGAGGCCAGAGCCTACAAGGCTGAGAATGACCTTAGGAAGCGGGACCGGAGAATCGTGGCCGAGTTGAAGCGTCGACACAAGGAATGGCTGCGCTCTCAGGCCAATTAATCAGGAGTATGGTTGCCCGGTGTCCCTGTGTCGTGGTACTATAGTTAGGTCAGTCGGGGAGGGACCCAGTGCCTTCGGTTCTCTACGCTTTCGCAGAATTTTCAATGCAGCCCGCTCAGGACATACCTTCGGTGATACCTCAGGCATTTCTGGCCAAGGCAATGCGAAACATGGACCCTCATATTCGGTCCAACCGGTGGCGTGGGTCCTTTATTCCCCCGTACTACGAGGTCTAATGACAAGGAGAATAATCATGCGTTAGCTTTTGGGCGATAGCGGGAAGAGTCCCCGCACCCTGTTCAGCAGGAACTCTGTAAAGACCCCCGGAAGAGACTCAGCTTCCGGGGGTCTTGATTATGTAATTCTCTTGTATTTCTCTGTGCGCCCTTGACCTAGTATGTAGCGTGTGTTAGGGTGGTGTCAGGAGGAGACAACGCAATGATTGATGTGGACAGCCAACCCAAGTTTTGGATAGGAAGCGTCGGAGAATTTGACGACTTTGGTGCTCCAATTAACGACGAGTTCATCGACGGAAGGACCACCTTTGGACCGTGGGTCATTATATCCCCAACATCGTGGGAGAGATACGGAGGCACGAAGGGAAAGTTCGGCCTCGGGTATGCTCAACGCTATCGCCGCCAGTTGGATGGTCGCTGGCTCAAGGTCGAAGGTTAGTGGTTGACCACCGCTTCTATAGGAATCTTCGCCGTACGCGGTGTAAGGCTACCACACACAAGGGGACCCAGTGTCAGAATCTGGCTTCCCACGGCTCTTATTTCTGCAACCTCCATGACAGAAAGAGGGAAGTTACATGAGCCACTTATCCTCTGCTTACGAGGCCGCTAAGTATCATCGCGACCGGGCGACTAGCCCCGCGCTGCGCGACTATTGGCAGAGAGTCATGGACAGCACGGCATCCAGTAGGGCCGGAGATGGAAATCGGGAGAGTCCGGATGCTAACCGAGGTTAAGGTCGTGCGGGGTCGGTTTGACCCATCGCAAAGAGGATATCATCAGGCTTACAGGCTGAATGAATCTAATTGGTGTCCCGGTTGCGGAAGGTCCCATTGGCTCGTGGGCCGAATGACAGCAGAGTGCGCGTTCTGCTCAACTGCGATTCCGCTGGAGGCGTTGTGAAAGGTCTAACTAGCGAGGACGGTTAGGGCGTGTTAGGGCGTAGTGAGGACGATGAAAGGATAATCCGGTGCTTCTACTCCACGTTTTGATGGTCGGCGCAATCCCCGAGGCGGCATACGTCAAAGGGGCAGACGCCGTCAATGCTCGCTCTAATAAGGCGAGAGAGAAGAATACTCCACCCACCAACATCGTAATGGTGCCACTTGTAGGGGAGATTGAAGGGGGGACCCATAAGCAATCTTCTCCTAGAATGTCGTCATTGGCGTCCAAGATTCTCAGCCATACGCAAGAAGCTGATGTGATTAAGACGGGATATGCTCTTGCGGATGGGGATGAACACATTACAATTGCTGAGATGCGAGAGCGCCCCGATATATTTAAGGAGTTCTTGTGGTTGATTGATTCAGCCCGGTCTCTTGCCGCATCGGTGTTGTCGCAGGACGAAGAATCGGCGAATGGTGCTGAATGAGGAATGGCGCGTTGAGTGGAAGACGACCGGAGACCGGAATTGGACGTTTGGTTTCCAAGGCGCGGAGGTCCCTGCCAAGGAGGCTGCCAATAGCGTCTTTGACCATCATGCTATTACTCACGTTCGCCTCTTGAAGATTACTACCGAGGTTATAAGGGAACGGAAGAAATGAGCCTCACCGTGTATGAACACCCGGATGGCGGTCACTATGTGATTGCGTCGGATTATCCGTTCCAGATGAAAATGGATGACGGCAGATGGGAACCCGGAGTTCTATATCGTCGCGTTCATCGCGGACCCACGGGGAAATGGCAATTTGAGGGGTCCAATTTCTATGGGACCACCAAAGCTAGGTGGGCTGACCGTTTTAAACCCGTAGACACCGCTTCGAGGATGCTATGACAGTCCCAGTTGAGTCCGGTGTCCCTGCGCCTTCGAGCCGCAACCTTTTTAAGCGTCTTAATGTTTATCTTCCATGGGACGGCCTCAAGGTGGGCCAATCTTTCTTCATACCCGGTGCGGTAGAATCTGACCGACCGGCAATCTGGATGGCTGCATCCCGTAAGAAGATTAGGATTCGTACGGAAATGCGCACAGAGGATGCGGGTAAAGGAATGCGCGTTTGGAGGACAGCATGAGCCATCATCGCTGGTCAGGGTGGCCGGGGGCATGGTGTCTTGATTGCGGCTGCGCCGACCCGTATGAACAAGCGATGGCAGATAATAAACTTCGCCTCCCTGATGACTTGGATTCTGGAAGGCCAGTTATTTGGGATGACGAGAGGGAAGAAATAACGGTAATTGGTCTCATGGTTTGTTGGGAACCGGGGAGTATGAGATTCGACCCATATGCGGCGAGAGATGGTAGGCGTCCCAATTATGAGGGAATGAATGCCTAGGCGTGAAAAGCCCCACGATTGCGCGTTGTCTAGTGAGACTGCGTGTATTGTTCGCAAGAGAAGGCTTAATCCCGATGGGGTCGAGCGGGAGATTAGTCAAGTTAAGGTGGGGGGACAGCTTCGAAATCGATACCCATGGTCAAATATGCTTGATGGGGATTTCTTCATCGTTCCCATTACTGGCTCTGAAAAGGCCATGAAGGTTGCGTTTCAGCAAGCAGCAGCCCGCCATGACATCGAAATTAGTATTCATCCGTGGGAGATGGAGACCGAAGAGGGGGAGCCAATCCCGGCCTTCCGTGTGGTTCGAGTTATTGGCGGGATTCGAAAGATTAAGGCGGAAGCTAGGAAGCGCGGAGTCCACGCTCCTTCTAGCGATGTTAAAAGGTTCTACCGGAGACAGGCGGCTTGGAGGCGCGGGGAGGGTCTGACTACCCCGCCAGCTATATCTATAGCGCCCACCCTGCCGACAGCCCCTCCCGTACCCATCGGGGAGGCCGCGACGGCACCCCTAGGGACGGACGCGGGGCGGCGTTATGACCGGGAGCAGCGACTAGCCGAGGTCAAGCGTAGGGCGGCGTTGGAACTTGCTGGTCTCAATCCGGACGAGGACGAAGATATAATGGGGGTGGGTGGAGATGGTAAAGGAGCCGAGGTTTAGCTACGGACAGGAGGTTGTGGACCTTGGATGCTCCATGCGGAAGCACGGGACTGTTGTTGAGGTTCTTGAGAACTTTGGCGGGTTCGGCAGACATCATTATTGGGTCATTGATAAAGATGGGCGCAGAGAATTGCGCCATGAAACGAGTCTAGGAGAAGTCCATGAGAGGAATACTGATAGACCCGATGAAAAGGACGGTCACGCGTCACTATGATGAATTTCAAGACCAGCGGGTGGTCCAATTCTTTATTCAAAGTCATGTGACTACCTCTACCATTCTTGGTCCAACCCACATGATGATTGTGGATGAATTTGGCATATTCAGGGCAGACCAACATTGGTTCGGATTGAAGGGCCAGCCTGTATCTATAGCCGGTAGGGGCCTAGTATTGGGACGCCCTGAGTCCGAAGATGGCGGGTTTACTCCGTGCCAGCTTGGGGAGAAACAAGTGGAGGATGTTATTCACTGGTTTGATGACCCCGCTGAGGCGGAGGCACTGGTTCCCCCCACCTTGGTTACTACGAAACCCGGAGGCAGGGGTAAAGTTCTCGAGAGAATACCCGCCAAGGGATTTAGGACGATGAAGAAAGAGTTGGTAACGCGAGAAGGTAAGGTGATTCCTTATGTCCCAACGACCTGACCCTCTGGCCCAGTTTCGACCAACTAATGCTGCAGATGTGGCACAGGCAATACTTGAACCTCAAGAGGGGGATGATGTGGACCGAAAGAATGTGGCTTGTGGGTGCGTATTGGCTATGATAGTGTTCGTTGCCGGTGTTGGCGTGGGAGTTTTCTTGAGAACTATCCTGTCGGCTCTCAGCGCACTTCTCTGACATCAATTGACTACGCCCGTTGACTGTGCTATAGTGGTGCGTCAACAGGAGAGGACACCGTGACCGACCAAGACGATATTGAAGTGATTGAGCGGCGCATTGAGAAGCTGCTCAAGCTGGCTGAAGGCCGGGAAAATGAGCCTGAGGCCATTGCGGCGATGCAGAAGGCCCAATCACTAGCCGATGCGTGGAACATCGAGATTGCTGGTATCCAAGGCAGTAAGCCGGGTAAGAGGGAAGACAATTTATTCCCCGGTGGTCTTTATCCGTATCAGCGTATGCTGTACGAGGCAATTGCCAAGCTGAACCACTGTCTGTATTGGAGCCGCAAGGGCCTCCAGCGGGGTGAGAAGTATAAGCACCGCATCGTGGGTTCCAAGGTCAATGTGATGCTGACCCGACAGATGGCTGAATACCTGCAATCTACAGTGGAACGTATTACCCGTCAGGAATTCTGTAGGGGGGACCCCAAGCTGTATTTCACCAAGGATGCGCATTTTTATCGTGAGGGTATGATTGAGCGCATCGTGGAGAAGATTCACGCTAAGCGGGCCGATGAAGAAGCGGAGCGCCAGCGGAAGAAGGCCGAAGAGGCCGCTAGGTCGAATCACCCGGCCTACAGCGGGAGCAATGCCCCTATCACTATCGATGATGTGGCCGAGCGCGAGAAAATCGCAAACTACGACTACCAATACGGCGAGGGTGCGTGGGCGAAGAAAATGGCTCGGGAAGCCGAGTGGGAGGAGCAGCGTCGTAAGCGCGCCGAGGAACTGGAGCGCTGGAAGCAGGAAAATCCCGAAGAGTGGGCTGCTCAGGAGCGCAAGCGCCGGGAGGAAGAGAACCGACTCCACGAGGAATATCTTAAGCGCGAGATGCGTAACGCCAAGCGCCGGAAGGGCGTATCATACGGGTACACTAAGAGGGACGCAAAGTACGATTCAGACGCTTATTATTCAGGTCGGGACCGGGGCCGTGATGTAGGTCTTGACCGGCAAGTTGATGGCGGGACTAAAGGGTTCATCAAATGAACGTGAACCTACAGGCGTTTCACCGCGACCACTAGACAGGCGCGGTGGGTGTGTGGTATGGGTGAGGACTGTGCCGCCTAGGCGGTGGTCCTTGGGGGACTAGGCAGGAGAAGGTCCTATGCAGATTGAGTTGTGTTCCGTGCAGCTAGTCCAAAGGCTGGCAATGTTGACAGATGGTCAAATTATCCCGATAACAAATCTTCTCGACGAGGATGGAGACGAGACCGGGGACTTAAATGAGGCGAGAGCCTTTGTCGCTGGCCCAGATTCCTCGGGGAAATGGCACACCGACTCCATTGAAAGCTATGGAAACAACCCCTCAGCAATTAACTGACAGTGGCCAAAGAGAACACAATCCTCGATACGGCCCTGCAGTTACTAAAGCAAGGCTACACACCTCTTCGATTAGAGCCGGGTGAGAAATTCACCAAGGCGCAGGGGTGGTCTACCGATACTCCGACAGAAACCAAACTCCATAGGGCATTTGCCCGACCATCTAATTTGGGCGTTCGCCTAGGGGATGATATTGGGGATGGCACCTTCCTAGTTGCGATTGATGTGGACATTGAAGAGGTGTCCCTGATTCGATGTGTCGAACGGGCCATTGGGGAAAAGGTCCCGGTTAAGCGAGGCAAGAAAGGGTACACCTATTTTGTCCGTATAGACCGAGAGGTGCGGACGCACAAGATTGCGTGGCACAGGAACGACAAGAAAGTTCAAGCTATAGATGTGTTGGCGCGGGGAGCGCAAACGGTTCTACCTCCGTCTGTTCACCCGGAGACGCAGTTACCATACACATGGGTGGCCGGGGAACCTCTGCAGAATGTTCCAATTAAGACGCTACCGGTGTATGGGGCGGCGTTGCTCGACGAAATAAGGGGATTTTGCAAGAACGTTGAGGACCCAATTCATGCGCTAAACGACATGGAGTGGCGCGGGGTAGGAGGGGGAGGCAACACCCACGACACTTGCGTTGCGGCGGTATCAAGCATGGTCGCCCGTCATTGGACGGACGAGGATATCCAATCCCGTGTGCAGCGGGCTAAGCAAGAGGCTTGTGACGCGGCGGGACTGCCGTATGATTGGCCAAACGCTGACCGCACTATACAAGAATGGATTGATAGTGCCAGAGATAAGAAATTTGATACCACTACTAAGAAACGAGTGGACGACATTCCAGCGGAGATGTTCGATAGGTACGCGTATGTAATCGAACTTGACCGCATGTATGACCTTAAGAAATCACAACTGTTGAATAAAACGCAGTTTGACAACATTCATGGTCGGGATTGGCCAAAACCGTGGGCTAGTATCATGGTTGCCCCGGACCTCCGAATAGTTGATAGGTTGACTTACGCGCCGGGTCAGCCTCGGTTCTCAAGAGAGAAATCCTTTGACAGCGAAGCCATCCTTGACTGTATCAATGTGTGGGTACCGTCCGATGTAGAGCCGGAGGAAGGCGATGTTAAACCTTGGCTCGACTTGATACATGACGTATTTGATGGGGACGAGAAGGCTAAAAACCACGTTATTTCATTTCTAGCTTATACAGTTCAGTACCCCGGCGAGAGGATTAATCACGCCCTAGTTATTCAAGGTGCGCAGGGTATCGGCAAAGATTCTATACTCTTGGCCATGACGAAAGTTCTTGGCCATCATAACATTACCCATGTTACTCTACAAAATGTGGAGTCGCAGTTCAATGATTGGCTATTTGGGAAGCAACTTATTGTCTTTCAAGAGATGCTCGCGCCGGGGAGGCGAAGCATCTACAATAAACTAAAAACTTACATCACTGACCCCCTTCATACAATCAACGCCAAGCATTTGCCGTTGCAGCGGGTACCAAACCGTTCGAATTATGTGTTTCTAACGAATTATGAACACGCGCTGAGCATCGACAGCACCGACCGCCGTATGTGGGTTTGGTATTCCCGCATGAAGCCAAAGGGTCCGGAATATTACGGGCGATTTTATAAGTGGCTGGCTGATAAGAGGTCAGCAGACTATCTTCTCCATTTCCTGCTCAACTACGATACGGGCAAGTTTAACCCAACAGCGGCCCCACCCATGACCGACGCGAAGAGGTCGATGATAAAGGCTTCTAGTAGTGAGATTGAGCAGTTCCTCCGTGAGGCGGCGGAGAACGGGTCTTGGCCTATGACCTGTGATTTGGTGTCCCCGACCCACTTGATGGCTGCGCTCCGGCCAATCATGCGAGTATCTACCGCTATGGTTTTGGAGGCGCTGGACCACATTGCTGGTAAAGATACAGAATGTAGGATACGCCCTCGTATTCGGGGGGATGGTAAGCACGAGCAACGAATAAGGTTACGGGCCATTCGTAACATAGACAAATGGGTAGATGCCGAGGCCCATATCTTACTTAAGGAGTACAAGATGCCTCTCCCACCACAGACCGGGGAGACAGAGGGAGGGTATACCTCCTTAATTGCACACGAAGGCGGAGGGGAGAAAGGTGGACCTAGCTACTGATTTCTCTGTTACCCCTTGCGTGAGGCGGTCTGCTGTGCTAAGGTAACTACGACTCAGGTGGAGTCAAACACAGGAGAATGTGATGGCAGAAGACAAAGGCACGAAGACCGAGGGCAATGCCAAGGCCAACGAGGCCGAGGCGGAACCGAAGGTCCGTAAAGATATCGTTCCCCCGGAGTACCGGAAGCGGTATCAGGAACTGGGCGGTACTTGCGGCGACTTCATCGCGGCAGAACTGACCAGTATGATGGATTCGGGCGGCATCGATTCGCTCAATACCGTCAAGGCCGAGAACAGCATCCCGAAGGAGCGCTGGTCCAGCCTCAATCACGGCCAGCAGCGCATGAACCTTTCGAACACGCTCCGAGCGTCGTTCCTGCGCGGCGAGACCATCAAAATCGCGGGCAAGGAATACAACCTTAACGCGATGCGCGATGAATTTGGCAATCTCGACCCGACCGACCGCAAGTCGCAGGGCAAGTTCCTCGAATTCGTCCAGATGCCCAATACCGACCGGAATGCGAAGGCCATTCAGCGCGTCTTCCATGACCTGCCGGAGAAGGCGCGTCTGCGGGCGGAGCGCGAGGACCAGCGCGAGAAGGCCAAGGCCGAGAAGGAGGCCAAGAAGAAGGCTGACGCCGAGGCCAAGGCCAAGGCCAAGGCTGACAAGGCCGACAAGCCCGCTAAGGGTAAGGGCAAAGGCAAAGGCGGCGACACGCCGACCGAGGCCAAGCAACCCGAGGCAGCCGACGCGTAACAAAAATGAGGCGGGGTAGCCCGGATAGCAGCCCCGCCTCATTCTCGCGTCTGTTCCGACAACCACAGGAGAGTTGACGGCGATGGCAGATAGTAGCACACCACTAGAGCAGGTGTCAAGTTCGGTGTCAGATTCAGAAGTTACCAGCGAGCAAGACGACAAAGAGCGTCGATTGGCCACAATGATGAAAGTGGCCCCGCGCCTCGCGGAGGTGGCAGACCGAATTGACCAGATACAAAAGGTGATGGGGGATAATCTTCCTCAGGTCATCAAGGAGCAACCCCTAGGGGTAGTGGTGGACTTGGTAGCTGCCATCAAAGAGCAAGTGGAGCGCCTACACGGGGACGGCTCCACGGTCGTCACCAACAACCTTAAGGGGCGTCTTAATTACGCTCGTGAGGTGTCTCTACCTGACCGGCTTGAAGCGGAGGGGGTCAAGAATTTCAGCACGGATGGTTGGCGCGTGGCGCGTACTATTCGTATCTTCGCCGCAATACCCGGAGAACATAAGGAAGAAGCCTACGATTGGCTCCGGAACAACGACTACGGGAGTTTAATTAAGCCCACCGTAAATGCGTCTTCCCTGTCGGCAGCGGCCAAAGAATTAATGGAGCACGGGAAGGAACTCCCCGAGGAGTACTTTTCCGTCCACCCGAAGAACAATGTTTCATTCACCCGCATTAAACAAGGGAGGGGGTAGTAGGTGGGTGCAGCGCTACAGTTTACCTGCTTCAACGACAACGGATATGTTGTTGGGGGAGGTCAAGTAATTCTTCCCGAGTGGCTTGATTGGAAGTCAATCGAGGAGAAAGAGGTGTACATGATGTATATGGGCGGGTTTCACCCGGATACTGTCCATATTTTCATTGCATCTCAGGGGCAGAGAAAGCTATTAGTGGCCGACGACGCCTCTCGCGTCAAAGTGGATTACAAGGAACGCAGGAGAAAAGAAGATGCCGCCGAAAAAGCAGTCGCAAGAATCTGTGACGAACGAGGAATCGACCGCGCTCGCAAACCGCGAAACCAGTAACGCTCCGGCGCTACCGAGTTTCATGGCCGGAGCCAAGTCCGGCAAGGAGAACATTGAGCGCGGCGATATGATTATCCCCCGCGTGGCGTTGGCTCAGTCAACCCACGAATGGGTGGAGGAAGAGAAGGTGAAAGCAGGAAGCTTTTACCACACCGTTTTGGAGCAGGACCTTGGCAAGTCGCTCGACGACCTTGTTATCGTTCACCACTCCAAGAGGTGGAACCTTTGGAAGCCCCGCCATGAGGGCGGAGGTATCCTTGCCCGCGCTTCGGATGGGCGGCACTGGGATGACCAGTTCCGTGGTATGGAATTCGAGGTCCAACCCGATAAGAACCGTCCCCGCCACCGTGTGAAATGGCGGATTAGCGAGGATGGGGAAGTCGGTCGAGATGTCGGCCTCGGTGCGTGGGGAACCAGCGACCCGGAGAACCCGGACAGCCAGCCCGCTGCAACTCTCAGCCATGTCCTCGTGTGCGTGTCGCTGTCGCGGCTGCACGAGGGTCCGTTCGTTGTGCTACTGCAGCGGACGGCGGAGAAAGTTGCCCGTGGCCTCCTCGCCAAGGTTGGGGTGGACCCGGCCCCGATTTACGGACAAATATACCGTATGGGGTCTAAACAGGACTCCAGCCCGAGTGGCGATTTCTACCAGTATGTGTTCAATAAGAACGGGTACGTTCCGGACGAGACCACCTTCAATCGGCTCCAGTCGATGCATGAGGAATTCGCTCGGATGGAAATCCGCTACGACGAGCGCGGAGGCGAGGAAGAAGGCGGAGCAGGTGGCAATGGCTCCGCGCCCGCCGAAGATACCAGCGACGGTCGTTACTAAGGCGCAACCGGGATGGATGCTCCAGCAACCCGCAATGCTCGTGTAACTCCGCTTGACCGGCATATAGCTGGTCGGCTAAAAGAGTTGCGGCAAGCCAACGCGGGTGTGAACATGGCGCAGCTATCCCGGTTCCTTGGCATCACCTACCAAAGTTATCAAGCGATGGAAAGGGGTGAGGTTTCTTTCAGAGTTTCGACGATGGAGCGCCTCGCCACTTTCTATAACACCACTATCCCCGACCTTATTGGGTCTGAGGCCCCGGCTTCCCTGCCCAATATAGACCGAATTTCCTACCTAGTGAATATCATGAAGGATTTGCCGCCCGAAAGCGCGGCGGAAGTCGTTCGATTTGCACTAGGTAAGCAACAGGAAGCGAGAATAGGACGTGGCTCTTGGCGCGGATGAATTATTGAAGCTGGAACTCGTATTTGAAGCCTGTAAGGATGAAGATACATTTAACAGCTTGACAGAGTGGGAACAGGGGTTTCTCGTTTCTACTGAGGAACGACACAAAGAGTACGGGGACCGTATTCGAATGAGTCCAAAACAATGGTCAGCTTTCGACCGCATTTATGACAAGGTAATACCGGCATGACATTTTGCACCGAACAGCGTCTAGTTACCACAATGGCGGACGCGATGGAGGTGTTGGAGAGGGTGAAATCTGCGCCGTGTCTTATTTACGATACAGAAACAAGCGGGCTTGATTGGAGAAAGAACCATGCGGTCGGATATGTTATCAAGCCGGTCGGTCATCCTTCCTTTTACCTCCCTGTCCGTCACCACGGAGGTGGAAATATCCCCGGTTGCCGCATCCCCGCCACCGAGGACGGTTGGCGTGGAGACCTTCATCCATTTGAAATTGAATTGGCGAAAGTCGCTAGGGACCTTCCCGCCAGAATCGTTGGTCACTTTTTGGATTTTGACCTCAAGTTTTCTTATCGCCATGGTATTGAGTTTTACGGGCCTCTCGAAGATACAATGGTTAACGCCGCGCTCCTCGACGAGAATATGCGGTCTTTCTCTCTCGAGAACGTTGCCTTGTGGTGTGAAGCCGCACAGAAGAAAGGCGACGACCTTTATCGGCATCTAGCCGAGCGGTTTGGAGGGAACCCTGACCGCAAATCGATGCAGCATTTCTGGAAAACCGACGCGTCCGAGTTTGTGGTGTGGGATTATGCCACGGGCGACGGCGTTTCCACGGAGGATGTTTGGGTCAAGCAGAATAAATATATATCTGAGGAGGGTCTTGAACGAGTCCACTCTGTTGAATGTCGAGTTACCCGCACGATTTTCCGCATGACTCACAAAGGCATACGCATTGACGAAGATGAACTAGGCAAAGTTGACGCGGAGTTCAAGAAGAGGTCAGGGGAGTTATCGGCTAAGTTTCCAAGCGGATTTAAGACGAACGCCCCTACACAACTTAAGCAGTTTCTTTCCCATAGAATTGAAGAGGCGGGACCCAAGTGGCCAAGGACCGCTAAGGGCGCGCTGCAGTTCAACGAGGCTATCCTTAAGACTATTCCCGAGGGGCGCGACATACTGGAAGTTCGAAAGCTAGAACACGCGGTGTCTTCATTCACCGGCCCAATGATGTCTGACCATTGTTGGAAAGGCCGTGTGTATTGCGGGTTTAATCAGATGAAGGCAGACGATTATGGCACAGTATCAGGCCGTCTCAGTTCAAGTAATCCAAACTTACAGCAGGTTCCTAAGAGGGATAAACATATTGGTAAGCCCTATAGGCGTATATTTCTCCCTGACGAAGGGCACATCTGGTGGGACCGGGACTTTAAGCAACAAGAATACGTGGTTTTTACTGACTACACTAGGGACCCGAACTTGGTTGCTGGTTATTCTGCCGACCCGCCCGTGGATATCCATCAAATTGTTGCCGATATGCTTTCTGTCGAACGGGACCCGACTGCTAAGAGAATGAATCTCGGTATGCTATACGGGATGGGGGTCCCTTCTTTGGCATCACATCTCGGTGTCCCTGTTCCTCAAGCCCGACAGTGGGTCAATGACTACCATGAGCGGTTTCCATATAGCCGAAAGTTCTTGCGGTCTGCAGAGAACAGGGCGAGGCAGCGCGGGTATGTGTTTACCTACCTAGGAAGGAAGCGTAGGTTCCCGGACCCACGATTTGCCCACAAGGCGGGGAACGCTATAATTCAGGGTTCTAGTGCCGATATTACCAAGCTTAAAATGGCAGAGATAGACGAGTATTTCGCATCGGAGGGCGACTATGCTAGACTCATTTTGCAGGTACATGACTCTCTTTCGTGGACTGCACCCGACGATGAAAGAGGTAGAAAGATTTCCGCAGAGGCTGACCGCATCATGCAGGACTTCTCGTCAGATAATGCAGTTATCAAGTTGGGTATCCCGTTGCGGGTTGACGCTTCAACAGGTCGAAACTGGAGTGAGGCTACTTTTGGGGCATAGGGTATGATTGAATTCCCTGTAAGGAAAATGACGCCAAATCAATTGAGGGCGTGGATTACCTCGTTTCTAGGGGATACGGGGATAACTATTTCTGCTTTGAGTATGGAGGCGTTTCGAAATCCGGACCGATTGAGGAAGTTTATGGGCAAATCCATACGTCTGGAGTATAAAGACGATGACCGTGTTATTCGGGCAGCAAAAAGACTGTACCTAGAGAGGGCGGGGAGACTTGAAAGGCTGCCTCCAGCAGTACAGGCCAAAGTTGAATCAGTGCTGAATAAGGTTGATAACATTCGCCGCAGATGATGGACAGCGGCGGTCATCTGTGCTAGGGTAGGTCGATGGCGATGGTAACTACGTGGGAAATTCTGGTGTTCTTCCTAGGGGCGTTTACCCTAGGATTCCCGGTCGGCTACATCGTGGGGTGGTGGTCGCGTGGCAGACCGGCACGGGAGCGCCGGGGAGGGGTCACGGGGACGCGGGAGCGATGGACCCGCTACAGACCCGTGTGCTATGGTAGTGGTGACCTCCTCTCACCGTCCGGTCGGGCAGAAAATGACTGCGCCCATTGTCCTGTTCATGAATCGTGTCATGGTGCAGTTATGGAGAACTTTGATGGCTGACCGTCGCGGAGGGGGTAGCGGGAATGCGGAGACGAGGCTCCGTAGCCGAATATTGGCAGACGCCAAGGTGGCGGGTATGTGGGGAAGCAACGTTAATGACCGCTTTGTGTCGGCGAAACCGGATATGCGACTCGCTCACCACTGGTCTCTCAGGCCAGATTTCTGTCAACTCGATGTTGAATTGAAGATTCTTGGGGTGGCCCAATCCTCGATTGACTCGGACAGGGAAATCTTGAGTGGTGTAACTAAGTTACAAGAGATTGAAATGCGAGAGATGAATAAGCACGGCGCACGGGCCGTGGGTCTCATTCTCGTCCCCGAATACGACCTGTTCGTGTTTTGTAATTTTATGAGGATAAAAGTAGGGAGCGCTCTACATCGTGGGCCGCGAGTTCTATACAATCCCCGACCATCCGAGGGGATGGCCCTCGATTTTTGGCAACTTTTCGAGAAGTCCGAAGTTTACCTGAGGAGCATCAACGCGTGGTGAGTAAGACGGAACAGACGCTGGCTGAGCGTGGTGGAGTTTACGGTGATTTTCGGCTCAACGCCGAGGTAGCGCAGCGTCTCAAGAACGCCGTTAGAGACACGCCTAATTGGAATAAGATGCCATCCTATCTTCGGGAGGGGCTTGACCTCGTAATCCTCAAGATTTCTCGGATGCTTACGGGGAATTGGGCATACGAAGACAATCCACACGACATGGTGGGGTATGCCAAGCTTATGGAGGACCGGCTGCATGACGACAATGTTTCCGGGAAGACGCAGACTCCACGGATGGTGGACCTGAATTATCTAGATATTCAGGGCATTTTCGATTATCTCATTGAGGCCGGGGTGGGACCTGCCGCCTTTGAGGATTTCTGTAAGGAGCATAGGATAACTCCTCCAGAGTTCGCGGGTGACACACCGGTTGCAGAAACCGACTGGCGTAAACGCGAATTCGAGGAGGATGATGGGGCATGAGTCCGGACATTAGCAATTTCGTGGCACCGGGCAAGGCTTCGGTGATGTATGATGGACAATTTGGTTCTACGGGCAAGGGCCTAGCCGGGGCTTGGATTGGAGAACACAATGACATCAATTGGTGTACCACAAACGCCAGCGCCAATGCGGGACATACCTCCATCATCGATGGAAAGCCAATTATCCTCTTTCATATCCCAAGTTCCTTCCTTACCGCCCGACACAACAATTATTGTCGTATATTCATCAACAAAGGGGCGATTGTTGATTTGGACACTCTTATCCGTGAAGTGGAAGAATTACGTCTCAACTACGACCAGATATTTGTTGACCCTAATGCTGCTGTCATAACCGAAGAGGACAGGGATGATGAGCAATCCCGCTGGTCGCCTCAGGCGAAAATTGCAAGCACTCAAAAAGGTTGTGGAACAGCGCTCGCTCGTAAGGTCTCCCGGCAAGGGCCAAATCTTGGCCAGTATATTCAACAAACTCACAGGAAAGTTCCGTTTCAGCTTAGGCCGGTGTCCCTGAATCGTGAAATGGATGAGGGCCGGTCGGTTATGGTCGAGGTGCCTCAGGGGTTTAGTCTGTCTTTGTCGGCGTCGGGGTTTTACCCCTACACCACAAGCCGTGATTGCACCTTGCAGCAGGGACTCTCTGATGCTGGTATTCATCCCCGATTTTTCCACAAGTCGCTGTCTGTTATTCGAACATACCCAATTCGGGTGGGTAACATTGTGGACCCGGACAAGGGACACCAAATAGGGTTCTCAGGGCGCGGGTATCCTGACCAAGTAGAGACTAGTTGGGAGGCCCTAGGGCGCGAGCCTGAAATCACAACTGTGACGAAACGCGTAAGGCGTGTCTTTACTTTCTCCAACCAGCAATACCGTGAAATGTTAGACTATAGCAGACCGGACATGGTGTTGCTAAATTTTTGCAACTATATCAGTAGCCGCCCTAAGCTGGAGGCGCTGGTGGATGGGCTGACCCTTATTCACAAACAGACTGGTATTAAGCCTTTGCTATTTTATGGTTATGGGCCAGCAACCAGCGATATATCAGAGTATATTCGATGAGCGAAAATATCTACACCCTTAGAAACACCATCCCTCAGGACCCAATAAAACAGCAATTATTGGACCATGTAGCTCAGTCTTACGATGAGTTTATTTTAGACGGGAAAGGGCCAGTATTTCTACTTTATTCTATGGTTGACGAGGACGGGTTTGCTGGTATAGGCCATTTAACGGTGGGTTTGGGGCAAGGGAAAGCGTCGTTGTTTCATGCAAGAGCGGTTGTTCGAATTCTCGAAGCCATGCCTGAGGGGTCTAAGGTAAGATGAATATTCATGTGCCCGACACCTTGCGGAAGCAGGAAGTATTCCTTTCGGAGTTCTTTGAAGGGATGGTGTTTAAGCTCCATGTCAACGCGTTTAAAGATGAGACTACGGATAAGGATATTCCAATCCTAATAAACAGATTGATGGAGGAGTTACAAGAGTTTAAGGATGAATTGACCCTTGATGGGCGGGCTAGTGAGAATGCTCTAGAAGAGACGTTCGACATGGGTAATTTCATTTACCTCTTGTATGCCTTTCTTCGTCGCAAGGGGGTTATGGATGCTAGGGAGCAGTTCATCCGAGATTATTTCACTATTGACACCGAAACCGGTAGGGTGTTTGCAAGCCGAAACCGCTCTGGCTCCCGATACCGGGCGGGTGATGAGGTTGAGGGCACTTACCGTAAGGGCCGGTGCTATATTAGAGTGCAACACGCTTTGTCCGGAGCCTCCGTATCATTTCCGCGTGACCACATTGTATTTTGGGCTGACCGAGGACGATGGCCCGCAGAGGAGTTGCGCCATATCGATGGGAACCCACGCAACGACGCGGCTGCGAACCTAACTGAGGTGGAGAATCAGTCAACACGTAAATATCCTTTTGTGTCTCAATGGACGCCCAAGGGTAAGGAAGAACACGCCCACTATGGGAAGTGGTGTTACCAGCGACGGCATCGCGGGGTTCTTGTGAGGGTGGGTTACTGGGACACCGACGCGGACGCAGCGCGGGAGGGATTGGCCGCTTGGAAAGAACGAGTTAGGGAGATGCAGAGTGTTTGAGCGTGAAATCCGCGACCTAGGATTCTTAAAGCGGTGGTCTATTGTTCGAACTATCCGCGACCAGACAGTTGCAGAACACACTTTCAATGTGGCGTTCTATGCTAATGATATAGCAGATTGGTTACAAAGTCAAGGTGCGGATATAAGCGACACTTTATGGCTTAGTCTCCTACAGCAGGTGTTGTGGCACGACCTCGACGAGATGTTTACCGGGGATATTCCGGGTCCGGCCAAGCGGGCGCTCCGTGGGTCCAATATAGAGGGATGGCAGGAGAAGGTGAGGGCGTGGATGGACGTGGTGTTCGGTATCGGTAGGCACTCACGCAACGGGAACGGACACGGACCGAAGGAGCAAAACAGAATAACCGCCATTATCAAACTGGCTGATATTCTTGACGCCGCCTGTGAGATGGCGACCGAGGAGCAGCTTGGTAATATGAATGCTGTTCCCATGACAAAACGCAACACGGATTGGGCGCTACGCGAGGTAGAAACTCTAGGCGATGTATTTGGCCTTAGCATCCCACAAAGACGGGATTTAAGAGATAAAGTGTTCCAAGCTGTTCACTCTTGTAGGTGTGCCAATTCCAAGCCTCCGGTGACGATATGCGATTACTAGTCTGCGGCGGACGCCACTACGATGATTGGAACCGAGTGTGCAAAGAATTACACACTGTCCTTGGGGAGAGGGGTGTGCGATACGAAGACCTTACGATTGTCCACGGCGCAGCAAGAGGGGCAGACAAAATGGCCGGTCGGTGGGCGACCATTAATGGAGTTAAGCAGGAGCGCCATGCGGCAGAGTGGGAAAAATACGGTAGGTCTGCGGGCGCTATTCGAAATGTAGATATGCTGCAGAGCGGATTAGACTTAGTAATTGCTTTTCCCGGAGGGACAGGGACCCAACACATGGTGGGTATTGCTAAGAAAGCGGGGGTAGAAGTCATATGTATAGATGGCTAGCCTTGATGGATGAATACGGAGACGAACTGTCGTACGACGGGTACGCTCGTATTCGGATACCAGAGACCCACGACGAGTGGGAAGTTCATCGATTTTCGAGGTGGCCGGGTCCAGAACCCATTATCATCGCCGGGGTGTGGGTGTGCGATAGTGAAACTAGCAGGATGCGTGATGGGTTTTTCTTGCAGGTAGTCAAGGCCATACGCCGAGGGGAATTCATCAATATTCACTTAGGTCCGGATAGAAGGGACCTTACTGTAGCGAGCCGACTACATGGCGATGCTTAATTCTGAGTTGTTTGAGGTCCAGCGCAAGGCGTTGGATGCTGCGCGGGACGAACGCGGTGAAGTGAAGCCGGGTTATGCGTGGTTCATGGAAATGGGCCTAGGCAAGACTCGTACTGACCTGTATGAGACTTATTGGTTGATGAAGGCCAATAAACTCGATGTGGAGGTAATTCTGTGCCCCCGGTCCCTACGGGGCACATGGAGGCACGAGGCCGAGGGTATCGGATTTCCATATCCGGTCCTACTGATGGACGGCACCGCCGAGGCGATGTGGAAGTCGATGGTATCCGTGTCCGACCGGAAGGACGGGAAAAAGGTCGTGGTGGTGTGTCACTATGACCTCGTGTTAACGAGAGGCGGGGACCTTATTGAACTTCTAATTGAGAAGGGTCTTCGGATAAAGGTTACGCTCGATGAATCTACTCGCATCAAGAACCCAAAGGCAAAGGTTGGTAAGTACCTTATTTCTCTACGGGACCGCTTTGCGTATCGTAGAATCCTATCAGGCTCCCCGGCTCCGCAGGGTCCGCATGACTTGTGGGGACAATTTAAGTTCATCGGGGCCGTGGATTCTAACTATTTCTCGTTTAGGAACACATATTGTCGAATGGGTGGATGGATGGGGAAACAAGTTATCGGAGGTCAAAATCTCGATATCCTCCGACAACGCACCCACGAATCGGTGTTCCGGGCCAAGAAAAAAGATTGGACAGACCTGCCGGAGAAGCTTTATGCCGCCCCGCGAGAGATAGAGATGGTTCCGCGCCAGCGCCAAGCATACCTAGAGATGATGCATTTCTTCGTCACCGAATGGGGCGACCAAGAAATTACCGCCAAGATGGCCGTTACCGCAAAAACCAAACTTTCTCAGATTGGGTCCGGGTTTTTGTATGATGATTTCGGTGACCCTGTAAACCTGTTTGATGAAGGCCAGAAAAATCCGAAAATCGAGGAGATGTTGCAAGTAATCTCAGACACTGAGAATAAGCTTATCATCTTTTATCATTTCCAGCATTCACTGACGCTGATACGCGAGGCCCTCAAGAGGGAAAAAGTTCCGTGCGTGTTTTTGCCATCGGGTCTCGATGACGACACTATTGAATATAGGAAAGCAGAGTTCAATGAGTCTGACGAGGCGAAGGTGGCGGTTATGCAGTCATCATCGATGAAATACGGCCACACTATGTTAGGTACAGAGGCTAATCCATGTCACACGACACTATTTTTCGAAAACAGTTACGACCTCGATACGAGGATACAGGCAGAAGACCGGAATCATCGGCACGGCCAGAGACACCCGGTTACGTACATAGACTTGAGTATTTCGCGGGAGGACTCCAAAGTTATTGCTGCCCTGCAGAAGAAATCGGGTCTGCAGGAAGCCATCATGACAGAATTTCAGAGTAAGCCGACATGGAATTAAAAATAGGTACAGATACGGACAAGTGGAATGTCCATTGCGTCATCATGCTTAAAGAAGATGACGATGATTCGGAAATGTCTAAGTACACGATGATAGGTGAAATTGATATACCTAAGGCCCAATGTGGGACGCCTGAGAGTATGCAAAACACGGTGCACGGCGCGGTGAGCCACATGGTGCACAAGATGGTGAATAAGTGGCGTCTATCCCTCGTCCACACCATCCGGGAGGCCGTCATCGCGGCCATACAGCCCCCGACTAGTCCCGGAGAGGCACCACGGAGCGGCGGGAGCGATGCGTCGGCTATAGATATAGCTGATGGGGTACTACCTACCCCTCCTCGTGAGGCCGTCCCATGTGAGATATTTGGGCACCAGTACGGTCGCGGGCAGGGGGGCCGCAAATGTATTTACTGTGAGGCGGTGCTAGGGCGCGATTGAGACGATTGCAAACTTGAATAGATTCAAGTCATCGTTGTCGAGGTCCAACTGCAGGGTCTTTTCAAAGTCGCCATAGAACACGAAATCCTCACCCCAATCAGAATCAGCGGGGTCAAGGACGAAGAGACACGGGAATGTGCCTCCCTTCTTATACATTAGTTTGCGAATCGTGTGCGCTTCGCTGACAGATATCCACGGCCATTGCCCTTGGAACGCAGGACAAATTACTGTCGGGTCAATAACCCTGTTACCAGCCCGAGTGTACCGGCGTTCTGACCTGTCATCGATTGTGATTACCGCGCCAATTTCGATGTTGGTGGCTGGCTGAATTACCGTGCATAGGACGATTTTCCAAGCCTCAAAGTATCTAGACGACCCAGTTAGATTGTTTATCTTGATTCGGAAAAATCTGTTGGTAGTCGGGGCCGAGAACAGGTTAAAAAACTTGGCTGTTTCTGCTGACCGATTGGAAGAGAAGTGGGCATTAGACAGACCCGAGACATGGGTAGTTCCTCCTGTTCCGTTTGTTCGTGCCGTACTGGAAGAGTAAGATTCTACCGTTATGTTGAATTCGTAGTCTGCGGGTTGGCCCAATATAGCGATGGCCTGAATGGGGTCCATGCCGGTGTCAACATCGAGGTCGATGTTTTTAGTTCCGCCATTGTTAATGTTTGCAGTTCGGTATACGAGGCCGGGATAATCGTTTAGAAGATTGTCGATTGAGCGAACAGCAGTACCGTCCGCTACGGGGGTGTAGTCTTGGGGGATTCCTATTAGGGCGTTTTCCATTATCCCCACAACTCCACTACGGTTTTGTTTGCATCTTCATCAATCGTGACGCGAGATACAATGCACGGTAAAGCGTTCGCGCCGACCTCAGGGGCCGTAAGATACCTCTGTGGGGGACCGGCTGCAAAGTCATCGATATGAAAATGGTCTGTACCATCCAGTTCTACTATGTAGCGACGGCGAACCGCCTTTACCATGTTAAACAGGGTGGTAATCAAGGTCGAAATGAGGCTAAGCTTAAGATGCGTCGGCATCTCCAACTCTCGAGCCTTGGAATAACGAGAGTCAATGGTGGAATCGTACTCTTCTTTCCACCGGTACTCATGCGTTATGAGAGCGTATCGGGTTGGGTCGATACTCATTCAATAACAACCCCACAACGGCGAGCAGCCGCCTCAAGGCGAGCGATGTACTCTCTTTGTTCACTATCGGAGCGGGTTACAGCTTCTACCTTCCCCTCGGGTTGCGGCATGTCAGCCGATTGCTGATTGAGAAGGGATTCCAATCGACGCTTCACCCGCTCCGAACATGGGACGGAAACAGGGACTTCACGTTCCACCACCTCCGTCCGCGTGAGGGTATCTAGCGATTTCACACCCGGACTCGCGCACCCGTATATCAGGACGACCGAGAGTGGAAACCACCTACCTATCCGAGACACCGCGCACCTCCTCGATATAGTCGCTAAGGTATTCATCGATGTTTTTAAGTCGAGCCTCACATTGGTCGGCTCGATTAACGCCATCCCGACTCATATTGAGGTTGGCGATGACCGCCGCTTTGTCAAGGAGTTTCCTCGCCTCGGTATCTGCCGCCTTGCGATTTTGCTCCGACGCCATGAACAACTCAGATACTTCGGCGTTGTGGGAGGCAATAAGGTCGCGCTTTTCCTGTTCGGAGTGTCGATACATGGCCGACAGTTTTTCAAACTCCTCGACATTGTTCCGGGCGGTCTCAGTGACCGTGGCAAGGTCAGACCGAAGGGAGTTGGCGGCTTTGCGCTCCATGAATCCCCATCCGACAGCGATAGCGAGCGCCGCTAGGAACATTCCTCGAATTAGCCAAGTCATTAGAACCTCGCTGCTTGGAAATGCATCCAATCGTAATTTTTCTCGCGACCAAGCGACACCCACCCCTCGTTCTCGACAATACGCCAAAACGGCTCATACTCAGGGTGAGAAAACATCGCCTTTGGACGTCCCCAACGGAGTTGATTGTTCTCCGGGTCGAGGTCAACTGCAATACCCCACGAGTGCATGGAGTATGCGCGACCACCCTTCTTGGCGCGAACATTAAGGCACCCGCCGAACATATCGAGTCCAAGGTCTTCAATTGTTCCCTGCCCAAATGCGGCTAAGGTGTTGGCAAAGATTACCCGAAGACTGTCGTGCACTTTCTCGTGGCATGACATTTTGGTTACAGTCTGCTTGGTGTTCCACGCGATTTTCATCGGGTACGGCAGTTCCAGTAACACTTGGTTCTGCCCAACTGGACCGTAGAAATTCAGGACTTCTCTCTCGCGGGGCCACCGGGTACTTAGATGTTCCACGGTATCCGCAGGAGGTTCTACGTCCCTTAGTTTATTTTGATAGCGCTCCAGCGCATCAAGGGTATTCGGTCCTATGTACCCATCAGGAGTTCCGGGGTTGAATCCTAGGGATTTAAGAATGACTTGCTCAACGGCAGTTCGTTTCCTCGACTCGGACCACCCATGGGTTATCACCATGGACTTGTGGAGGAGCGCCGTCATTCCGTTCCGGCTACCCTTCCCTATAATCCCATCAACCCCACCCTTGTACAGACCCTTGGTCTGGAGGAATCGCTGAATGGTCCTGTTGTCAAGGAGTTCTGTCATCGTCGTACCTTACCCTGCTGAGGCGGGGGAACCAAGTCCCACCGCTGTTAATCGTCCCACGATACGGAATCAATTACACCTATCTTCTCGTCTTTAGTAACCAAGGAGCGCACATCGTCCCGAGCCGTAAGCATTTTAGCCTCTCGTAATGAGAACCTGCGAACGCGGTCCCACAACCTGTTTTCCACCGCCGTGGCAATGACGGCCAACGTGTTTCCGGTCTCCTGCGCAAGGGCCATAAGTATGGGCCATCTTTTCACCTTGTCTGTAGCGTCGGGAGGAATGGCGCTTAACTGCTGGCATAACTTTAGGTCTTGAACTTCCCTCCAAGCCTCCATCATCGCTAGTTGACGGCGACGACATTTTACATCTTCCAATGTTTTCTTGTTGGCTATTTTCTCAAGTTGGTCGAGAGTCCACTCTTCGGCCCCTATTTCATCCAACTCGATGGTAGCGGAATCTCGCTCTGTAGGCTCCCCGGTCCACTCCTCCCAAGAAAACAGGATAGGGTCATACTCGTTGACCGGTGAAATCGCATCATCAGGCGCGGCGTCCCACCACACTGTTCCATCTAGGTTGTCTTGGACGCGAAACCACTTCATCATACACCTTTGGCGGTTATTGTTCCAGAGAACTTATACAAGCGAGAACCCCCGTCGTCCCTCCACGCAAATTGTATTTCATAATCCGTTCCCGGAGTCAACCCTGACTTTGTTTGAGACACATTCAAGGAACCCGGATATTTAACCATCGGTGGTTCGTTTATATTCTCCGCATCGGGGTTACTCGCGACTTCTGTTCCAATATCAGCATAACTTCCCCCTATCGCCCGCCACCTAAACTTTCCAAAAGCCCCTGCTGAACCTGCGTTATTAGAAGTCATCTTAAAGTTAATGGGAGCATCGCATTCAATTGTCCCATTCGGACCAGCGGTAACAATCATAGTCGCGGATACGGCATTTGTGAAATCGTACGCGGTTCCAGTCGTGTTTCCTAGAGTAGTGGTACTAGATCCCCCACTACCGCCGCCTCCGCCGCCACCGCCTCCTCCGCCGTCGTTTGTCGGAGGGTCATCCTGACGCTTTACATGAACCTTAGCGGTTCTGGTGACGCCCGCATAGGAAAACGACACGGGGACCCACACCTCTACTAGGCTAAGGGCTGTAATGTCTAAAATTCCCGTTGCCCCCCCGATAGTACATGTAATCCCAGTAGTGGCTGTTCTGCTCCAAGTGCCAAGGAGGGTAACATCAGAGGTTCCTATACTAGCTTTGAGGCCGACAGCTTTCGGTAACTCTCCAGCTTTGATAGTTCCATCTGTGTTGGCGTATATCGTAACTTCAAGATTCACAGCGTCAATAACAACGCTCATAGCGCTATCAATTGCGCTGATTTCTTTCTGAATTGCTGATAGGTCGTCTGCGAAATCGCGCAGAAGCGCCTTCATCATATCACGACCAAGTTTATTCTTATCGCCTATGGCAGCGATTGGGGACCGGAACCTAGTTGTCCTTTGCGAGCCGTTAGTAGATGTGCCTAGAGTTCCAGAAGCGCCATAGGCCGGAATCAATGAGACGGTAGCGGTAGTTTGGTTCCCTGTGGATTTTTGTAGGAATAGGAACCACTCAGTATTGCTGATGGGGATGCAGCCAAATGCGTTCGGGGACCCGGCAGCAGCTACTACCTCCCCCGTTGACGAGTCCATGACGACAATCACATCGGTCGCGCCGTAATTGAGTTTCAGCGCAACAGAGCCGGTAAGCTTTGTAATAGCGTCTTTCTGAACAACAACTCCAGCTGACACCACTGAACTTGGGGTTTTTGAGATTGATTTGCTCAAACTCTCTTGAGCCGTAGTGCTGTTATCTTGTAGGGCCTGATAAGTCCCTTCATCTGTCAGAACTAGACCATTGTTGGTCCAATCCGCAGTAAACAAGATTCCGTCTAGAAGGCTTGTAGTGAGTGTGGTATCTGCACCAACATCGGTGTATTTGGGGTCAAGGGCGTCTAGGAACGCATACAAAGCGGTCCGAGAATTATCCAGATTGGTTACGGACACCCCCACAACATTTGCCCGGTCACGAAAGGCGTTATAGTAGCTGTCGAGTTGGGCCAGTTTGGGGAGAAGAACCTCCGACTTTTCTGTGGCGGTTAAAACATTGTCGTCTAGCAGTCCATTAATGTCGCCTTCTATACCAGCTAGTTCCGCTTCGAGAGCCTGAAATGCCTCCAGCAAAGCGTCAGAGATTTCATTTGAACTGTGGACACGGAAACACTTATCAGCGCCCATGCGTAGTTTCTTAACAGGGGCAGATACCGGCTGAACGGATACCTCACCCACCACTGGTTCAGTGGTCCCATCTGAGTTGATAGTGAGGGAAGGAGTGCTAAACCGAATTAGGCCGAACCTAAGCCCACCGGCCTGAGTAAAGAACATATACCCGCCCACTTCGGACAGGTAAGTTTCCATGAGGTCTTGAACTTTATACTGGTCAGTGATGTAATCGCCAATTACTTGGTTGCCTGTTGAGGTGGCGAATGCTGATAGGTTCGCGGCATCGATATCTGACGGGTCCAATGCCCTAAGGGCCAAGTCCTCAAGAACCTCTGAAATCGTATTAACTGTGCATACAGGGTCGCAGCAGATAACCCCACCAGATTTCGGCTCTCCTCCCAACCGGAAACACCCGATGGAAGGGGCGTCAGCCCACTGGCCCACAGTTAAAGTAGCATTGCGTAGCGCTGTGAAGGTGGCAAGGTCCGTCCCTTGCCAAGAAATGGTAACGGTAGCTGCGCCAAACCCAATACCGTTCTCGTACACCCCGGCCAGAGGGTCCATCCTCTGCGTTCCACCGTCATATTGGAAAATTACATAAGCCGGGTCGATAAGGAAAGGCTCAACGCTGAGGGGACTCCCATAAACGAAAGGCTTAAATACGCCTTCCAATCCGGCAGGACCCTCGAACCCTCCTGTTCCCGCATACTTGACCGACAGGAAATCTTTGTCGAGACGATACATCTTGTCGGTGAATTTGAATTTGGCTAAATCCTCCTTAATCTCCGGCGCTCTTTCAACGGCCCCGGAGAAAACTAATGTAAGGCTAGCGAATGCGGTGGCATCTGCGTCCCCTTTGTACAGCAGAGCATCCACCCCATCCCACACATACTCATTCAAATCCTTGACATATGAATCCTGAGCAGTAATTGAAATATCCTCAAGGGTGGCTTCGGCCTTGCCGTCAAACTCCCCGTCAAACACTTTAATCCCGAAAGTCGGGTACGACTCTATGTATGGTTTGTATTCTTTGCTCGCCTCAATATAGCAAGCAGACGGGCGATTGGTGGAGCAGAACAACACCTCCACTTCGTTCCCAGTACTTGGGTCGATGGGGTACAGCTTTAGCCAGAATCCTTTGGCTTTGACCATCAGAACTTATCCGGTCCTACAAGAATTGAGCCAGAACTAGTGCCGCCGCCGCCTCCCCCGGAAGCCACACCGCTACTAGCCGGGGGACTTCCCCCAAGTAGCCCGATAATCGTGTTCAACTGTTCTGTTTGTACGGTTGTCTGCTGCGTTATTGCATCGATTATCCCCTGATACTGAGAAGCTTGATTTTCTACGGCCTCAATCATCGCATCAGTGGCTGCAAGAACGCGGTCTTGGTACACGGCAAATTCTGGAGTGGAACCGTACACATCTCGGGCCAAATTGATTAGGTTACTAGCGGCTTCAAGGAATTCATCCTGAGGAACAAACTCCCCGCTTGCAATCCTAGCTTCTATATCAGAGAACTTCGCTTCCGCTGCCCGAAGCTTCTCAATCGGGGAGAGGTAAGACAAATCCCCGCTGGTTAGGGAGTCGCGGAAATCCTTTAGGCCCTTGATAAGACCATTCAAGATTTGGTCAAAGTCGTGCTGTGCAACCTTCTGGAGGTCTGCCCAATCTTCGGCAGTAGCGCCCATCTCGGTGAAGACCTCAATGAGGTCCTCCAGTTGCTTCCCGAACTCTGTGAATGCTCCCCCTAGCGGGTCCTTAAGAGATGCCGCCCGGTCCTTAATCTGCTCAAACATCAAAATGTTACGAACAGCCCGGTCGAGGTCCTCGGCACTCTTCAAATACTTGTCGGCTGTTTCCGACAGGCCCTTAATAGCACCTTGCTGAATTGCTATTTTAATGGCGTGTGCTATAGCCTCTTCCGCCGTCGCGAAGGAAGGGGTTCCCGGACCCTTTAAACGATTTTGGCCCAGTTCATCAACAACATACTTCCCGTTGAGAATTCCTATAGAAACCTTGAAATCCCCTATTTCAGCGCCCAAATAATTCGCGATGTCGGCTAGACCCTGTTGAACCGATTTAGCAAGATTGGTGGCGATGGTATCCATCTCTCCACCTTTTTTCTTGCCCGTGACAATTGGTTCACCCGTGACGTCTGAGATTTTAGCACTAGCCCCTTTGTCTCCCTTCAAGAGGCCCCCTATGACTCCTCCGATAATTGCACCGATTATATCCCCACCGGGAATAGGGACCACCGCACCGATAGCGCCGCCTACTTGCGCACCGGTCGTTGAGAACTTGTCCCAGAACATCTTGCCGACTGCGGCAACCATCGTTCCGGTTTGAAACCCTGCTACAGCTTGACCCATCTTCTCGCCAATTTGTCCAAGGGTCTTTTCGCTGGCACCCATCTTCTTGGCAACGCCGGTAAGAGCGTCACCTACCGGCTTGAAAAGCTTGCCCCACTCATTGAATACGGACTTATACCCGTACATGAAGTGGTCGAAGAATCCCCACTTCTTGGCCGTAACCGTTATGTCCCCCTGTCCTTCTCCGCTCCCAATTGTTCCCGAGTCCATGGGTATGGGGGGAACATTGATTGTAACAGACCCGCCATCTCCGGTTTGCACCTTAGAGGAGGATTGTGTTCCTCCTCCTGCCATGGTTATAACTGTATTGATCGTCTGTTCTTGACTTGGTGTTACGGCCCCGCTCCCTACAGCTACCGCCCCTACTTTTCCAGTTTGAGGGATGCCAAATGCCTTCTCCATGGCGTTTTGGAATTGCTGTTGCAAAGGGGCGAACACCATCGCCCCGATGACCTTAGCCAGCATATCCTTGAAGAAGCTGAGGATAGATTTGAAGAAGTCCTTAAACGAGTTCTTTCCGAGGTCCAGAGCGTCACGCAATCGAGAGGTAAACATATCGAAAAGCTGATTACTAGCGTCTTTGATTATCTCGCGAATCTGCTCTTCGCGTTTTTTCCGCGCTTCTGCTGCGGCATTCAACTCATGATTAATCGCAAGAGTCCTGCCGTATGTATCTAGTTGGTCTAGGAGGATTTGGCGTTGTTCCCCTAGGATACCAGTGCGGTCGCCATCCTTGGCGATGATGGTATCAATCATTTCCACCTGTTCTTTGGTGGTATCCGCCGCTTTACGGAATTCAATCTCCCATTCGCTTGCCCCGGCAGCGCGGAGTTGCAACTCCATATTCTGTTCGTTAAGGTCCTTCAACTCCTCTTTAAGGCCGGGAAATATATTACTAGCCAACTGTCCAAGCATTTGCTTGTACTTGTCGGCGCTAATCAACCCCGCATCCAATGACTTAGTTAGAGTGTCCAAGCCATCATTGAACTCTTGGCGCTTGGATTCAGTCTCGTCAATTTGGGCCGCAAGGGATTTTAAAGCGTCACGAAGCTGGTCTATTTCATCCTTGGTTTTCTTGGCCTTGCTTTTTCCGCCTTTTCCGCTACCATCCCCTGCCGCCTTATCGTAATCGAGTTCGGAATTGGGGTCACCCAAGGGAGTTTCGGGATAAGGATTTTCACGATTCTGCGCCCGAGCAACTGCACGGCGCTCCCATTCAGTTCCCGACACCAAAGCGCCGAAATCTGCTTTAATTCCGCCGCTGTTGTAAGCCTGATTGTAGGCTCCTACAATATCGACCCCGCTCGCGTCGATTGTGGGTACTGAAAACATACCCACCTTAGCAACGCCAAATTTCAAGTTGCCCACCGACTTGACGGCGGCAATGACACCCTTTACTGCCCGATAAATTGCGTCGATGACCTTAATCGCTGCGTTTCCGGCGGCCTTTAAGAAGCTGACGAGGGAATTGAACGCCTCTTTCAAGAAGTTCCAAATCCCCTCACCTATCATGCCCAATCCGGCCATGACGAAATCACCGACTTGGACGGAGGTTTTCCCTACTTTCTTCACCTCTTTTTCCCAAGATGCCATGGCGATTATACCGACAGTGGCCAAAGCCGGGACGCGAAGGAAAAATGTCCTAAACGCCGTCCCCATGGTGGACATAGTAAGGGACGCTGCCGCCTTGAGATTTCCGAGGCGCTGAGCAAATGGAGTAAGGGATGAAGCAGCGCTTGTCTTCATCACCCCGGACCACAAACCGACAGATGCCGCCGCCCCTTTGGCTGCAGCAGATAATCCAGTAAGGTGGGACGCGAATTGAAGGGCAATGAGAACCCTAGTAAGCTTAATTACCTCAACAAGCCGGGGGATATAAGATGCCGCAAACAACCCTGCCGTAATCGCTATGGCGCGGGCAAGGTCGTCATAGTGGTAAGAAAGTTGAACAATCCAATGAGCCAACTTTGAAGTAAATCCTCCCGCCTCGTCCAACTTGCCCAACCACAGGATAAGGTTATTTCGGGCAACAGTAAACGCCTGACTCATGGTCAGAGGGATTTTCTTAAACTTCTCTTCCATGCGTCGGGTCACATCTTCCGATGCGAACGCCTTCATCATGGCCTCAATATCGATTCTTCCGTCTTTCGCAGCCTTGCGAAGATTCCCCATATCGATGCCGAGGTCTTTAAGTTCAGACCCGAGGAGTTGGCCAGCGACTCCGGCATTTTCCATAATGGACCGGAATTCATCACCGTCCAGTCGTCCCTTAGCAAATGCCTGAGACAACTGCTGAGTAGCGGCAGCGGCTTCCGATGTAGTCGCACCGCTGATAATTAGCATTTTGTTGAAGTTTTCGGTAAGCCGCAACGCATGAGCAGCAGTCATGCCGTAGCGTTCGCCCGCGATGCGGAAGCGGGTAAACGCCTTCACGTTCTCCTCAATAGGCGTACGAGTGCGATTGGATGATTGGGCTAGAGCGTTGAAGCTGGCTCCAGCCTCTGCAGCCGTTTTCGATACAATCATTAGACGCGAGTTCATCAACTTATACGCGTCTGTCATCTGGAACAGTGCACGAACACCGAATCCAGTTGCAAGGTAGAATAGGAGATTTCGAGTCCGAACTACCACCGCCGCGAGAGACAGCATCTTACTATTTGCTATCTGCAAATCCCGCGCATAACGACGAGCCGCAGAGCCGCTGTGGGTAAAGGCTCCTGTTACGCCCCTAATGCCGGTGCTGGCTTTCCTCGCCGCTCGGTCGGTGTTATTTAGACCCGAGATGGATATCCGATAGGACCCCGCCGAGCCACGGAGAGCCGCTCCGAGGGCCGCTAGCTGGCCTACGACTACCCTGAGGCGCGGACCCATACTCACTAGGCTCCGGTCGAGCCGGGAGAAGGCCGTAGCCGCCGTCAAAGCCGACTTAGCTAGGTTGTTGAATAGGGAGGGTAAGGTTCCTGTCGCCGTTTTCAACTGGCGAAGACGATTCGCCGTGTTCGTAAGATGCATCGACAGGCTTTTGATGATACCTGCCGCCTTTTCAAGATTTCCGAAACTGAGAGCACGACCAAAAGTAGTGAGGTCCTTGGCTGCTGTCCGCGCAGCCTTTCCTATATTCCCCATGGACTGAGCAAGGCGAGCCGCCTTAGCCGCAGCCTGAGACATATGGGTTCCGGAAGACCGAAGCGAGGAACCGCTGGAAGATACAGCAGAATGCGCTTCACGAAATCGCTTGCTAAGATTCCCAATCTTATTAGAGAGATTGGTTACATTCCGCTCAGCGACTTGTGAATCGAATTTTACGGAGGCGTCATATCCTGACAATCTGGCTTTGCTCCCCGCGCCCGACGTTTCTTTACGCCCTTATTATTACGCTTCTCGGCCTCAGAGGACAAGTATAGCCTATCTAGAACGCCTACTAGGTGAACAAGCCTGTCGAACTCGTCTCCATAGATGTCGTGACGGTAAGCGTAGTCGTTAATTGCCGTCCAAGGGATAGGGCCAGCTGCGCCAAACCCAATATTACGACATGTGGACAGGCTTTGATACGCATTCCACACTCGAACATTATGGGTATAAGGAAGCGGGCGTTCCTCAAGCAACCTAATTGCCCAAGCAACGCCTCGCTTGGCTTGCGCCTTAATTTGTTCTAGTTTTGGTCCGTACTGGGTGTTCCAGTTGAGACACTCGACAAGTTTCCCTCGTCTGCCTTGGTATCTTCACCATCCGGGGCGAAGAACTCGCCATCCATGGATAGTTGAATAACCGTGGCGCGAAGGTCCTTGCCGGTTTCCGGGTCCGAGAAAATGGCCACGGCATTTTCAACCGTGTGCGGAATCGGCTTGCCAGTGTCGTCCACCATTCCGGGACCCCGCCAATCAGCAACCACCGCTTCGGCGATTAGCTTGATGGTGCATTCCCGCTCAATATGGTCGGGCAGGTCCTTCTTGCGGGGACCCATAGCCCTTTCGAACGGGCCATAAATCTTATCGCGGGCTTTGGCCACAATCTTGGACCGCAGACGGCGAATCTTGAATTCGACGCCCTCGGCAATGGTAGTCCACTTACCATTTTCCTCAAGGTCGTCATCAGAACGGAATTCATTGAATGCCTTAATCTTCACGTGCGCTCTCCTCAAAATTAGGGGGAGACCCTAGAGCCTCCCCCACCCCATTCCCCCGTCAGAAGGAATTACGTGCCCGCAGCGTTGCGAGCGACTTGAATGTCGGACGAGATGCCGCTGTCATAAATGGCATGCCAGTTGAGAGTAAGCATGACATCTTGGTCATTCCCCGGCGTTGGGACTTCACCTCCCGTGAACCGAACTTTCGGAATTGTAATGGTGAAGCTGTCCGTACCGTCCGAAATCGTGGAAACAATTGACGGAGTAGAGTTATTCATGAACGCATTGTACGCCGTCAAATCCTCGAAGTACGCCGTCAGGGTACCGGTAATGAGGCGACGGCCATATCCGACACCACGGGCGCTGGTGGAGCCAAGCTTCCGCTGGATGCGAAGCTGATTGTCGATTTCGAGGGTGAGTCCCGTGTAATCGACCCCGGCCACTCCCGAAACTGCAAGGGAAGTGACATCGACTCCAGCCATGACCGGGTTGGAGGTCGCTGCTCCGTAAGTCGCACCAGTAATTATAGAAGTAGCGGTGGCGTGGGCCGTTCCAGTTACCCGGAACGCGCCGGTAACGAGTTCATCCGGATTAAGGTTGAGAGAAATCCCGCCGATACGGCATCCGGTGAACCGGAAATAGTTCGTATCAACTGGTCCAACGACCTTCCGCTCCATCGAGAACGAGGGCTTGAGAACCCCGCCTTTTGCGACGTTCGTAACCCATGAGCCACGAATTGCCGCTGCCAAGAGGTCCTCGAAAATCAAACTCTTGTGGAGTTCGAAATTCACCTCGCCCGAAACCGAGACGCCGGTACGGCGGACATCGGAAACGGTGGCATCGGCGCGAATTTCGTTGGAAATCAGCGTCTCGAAGTTCGCAACGAGGTTCTCGTTGGTGATTCGAATCAGCTTGAATGCAGGGGTCGCCGGGGTAGTCCCCGCCGTCGCCTCTGCGATTACGGCAAGTGTGTTTTCAGAAGAGTCGGCCATTTTCTATTCTACCCCTAGCTAAAAGCTTCCGCTCACTAAGAACTATAATCTGAATGATAAGGAACGTCAACAGTCCCAGTGATGAACCCGGACTCTTCGATACCGTCCCTGTACGAACCAGCCTTGCACCGCAATGCGCCGGATTTATACTGATGAAAGCCGCTGATGAACACATCTGCAATTTTCAACAGTCTCGCTTTTCCAGTACCACTGGGTATCACGATTTGAATAAGCACAGAACCAAAGTTGCGGCGGCGTCCACCGCCCACCTGCGCTAATTGGCTTGGCCCATGACCGAACCGAAGGCGTATTACTTCCCCGCTGGCCGGTTCCACTTTGTATCCGGGATAATCGACTTTAATTGTTGAATATGCGCTAGCGTCCAATATAGCCTTGAAACGCTGCGTAAGAATTATCTCGTCGTTCTCAATGCTCATTGCACATCCTTAAAGATAGCTTTGAACGCAGGAACGATAACCCGCATCACACCTGCCGGGGCTTGACCTGAATGACCATCTTCCAACGCTGGAAAATGGGGTGCCGTATTATTGATATGAACATGGCCAAAGGCGTGGATGGAACGGAGCGCCGCGAGACCGCGCTCCAAGGTGGCTGCTCCTCCGGGGTCCAAGATCATTTCATGGAGGGTAACAGGGCCACCGCCCGATACGCGCCACGAACCCTTGAACTCTCCTGTGTCCACCGGGGAGTAATCTATCAACATACGAAGAAGGGAACCGATACAAAAATCCCTCCTCTCTTTATAGTGTTTCTCAAGCTGCCGCTTGACAACTACCCCTCCGGGAATGTTATGAGATATACCGAAATTCGACATTAGGAAATCTCCATCGTCGCGACTCGGTATATGATTGCCGTACCGGCTGGCCCAATACTCGTGACTGCGTGGACCTTAAACTTGCGGAGACCGTGAGTAATTATGTCCCCTGTTTCGATTTGGGTGGCGGAATAGACATACAGCCATTTTCCGGAGAGTCGGACATCATCGGGAAGGGATTGCTCATACCCGGTAATGTTCGAATTGGAAGGGTCAAAGTACGCTCCTACCATGGGGAATGTACTGGGGTCCTCGGTGGCAGTTAGGGTGTCCGTATTGTAAGTGCTGGTGGAGGATTTCCGAAGAGTCATAGCCGCGCCAAACTCCGTTAGGAGTTCATTCGCCACTAGTTGCATCTCTTCGGTAAAGGTCGTCATGCTCTCCTCAGCTTAATGAAGCTAACCCCCTCCCCTACTGACACCCCGAGTAGAGGGGCTAAAAGCAATTCCACGCTATGGAAGATGTTTTGATTGTTAACGGAGTCAAACCGCTCAACTTTCTCTACATCTCCTACCTTTACCTTCCGGTAAGTGTAAGCGCGAGCCGCCACGGACTCCACCAAATCTGTCCCATTTGCAGAAATGATGGCCAGTTCACACGTGGCATCTTTGAGAGACCGAGGAATCCCCGTAACAGCGTGTCCTCTTATGGTCAGCTTTTGAACGGGGAAAAATAGACCTTGAGTTGACTTGAGAGGAGTACCGGGGAAAGGGTACTTATTATCGATGAATTTCGTGGCGCGGCGAATATGAATCTCTTTGTCTGCAGAGTTTAGGGCGTCCCACCCTGTTTTCCCGTAATTCGCTGCGTAGGTGTCAACGTCTGAAATTGGTACATAGGCGTCGGCGTCTGTAACGCCTGTTCCGTCTTCTAATATGAGCGCCATTTACCGACCCCAAAAAAGAACGGGGGCACTAGGCCCCCGTCCCGATTAGCCGACTTCCTTCGTCGCCTTAACGCGGAAGACAACCGCCAAAATGCCAGTAACGGCAAGAACGGCCTCAAGGACCATATCCTGCGTGATGCCTTCCGGCAGGAAGCCGATAGCGCTAGCAATAGCGAACAGCGTCCCAATGAGGCCGACCAGCACCGTGCGGGAGGCCCACCAAGGCTTGGTGTCGTTACCCATCGTTTGTATCCCCCTTCTCGGGTTTAGCGGGCATTTTCGGTTCGGTCTCAGCAGAAGCCCGCTTTTTCGTCACCGATACGGCTTCGTCGTATCGGTCCGAATCTGCCTTGACCTTTGCAAGAATTTCTTCTTGCTCCTTGAGTTCACGCTTTACGCGCTCCTCGTGGACTTTGCGCTCGTCGGCCATTATTCGTTCCCTTCTGCGCCCTCACCGCCTTCGCCGTTGTCGTCGCCGTTGTCGTCGTCGTTGTCGTCGCCGTTGTCGTCGTCGTTGTCGTCGCCGTTGTCGTCGCTGCCACCCGCTTCCTCGGCTCGCTTCGCCTCTTCGGACTCAACGCGAGCGCGAAGTGTGGCCTCTCCAATATTCTTGGAGAAATTGATGCCCAATGCGGTGGCGCGAGCCTTAAGGTCCGCCATCACATCCCCTTCCGAAGGAGGCGCATCCTTGCTCGGTGCTTCCTCTTCGAGAAAATCAGTTTCCTCAACCGAGACTTCGACCTCCTCGAAAGCTTGTCGGATTGCGTCGAATGCGTCGCAATCGGGTCCGAGGAGATAAACGGCGGCGGGGAATTCGTCCCCCTGTCGTTCCAAGTCTCCGGAAAAAACGGTTGCGTCTCTGAGGACACAGGCGTGTCCAGCGGAAGCTGAAAGAGCCTTTGCAGTTGCTCGGATATCGTCGAGCGTGGCATGGTCGGCACCCTTTTTGGCAGGGACCAGCACCGCTGGATTGTAGAAAATGATCGAACGCATATAGCGTCTCCCCATTATAGGCGTTGAAAGGAAAGGGGAACCAACAAACGCTGGCTCCCCTCTTCCCATACCCGGTTATCGGGTCTCGATACGGACGAATCCGTAATCTTTGTCGTCAGCGAAGGCCGAATCCCAGTTGCTCGCCGTCGCTAGCGCCGCTGCGTTCGGGTTGACACCGCCGTTCGCGACATCGTAGCTGAACCCGAGCATCCCGATGTTGTAGGAATACTCGCCCTGCAGACGGACCGCTAGGTTCGCCTTGCCGGTAATCAGCTGCGATGCGAGAATCATGTCCTCGGTGTCGATTGCCTCAAGAACACCCGCGCAAAGGCCGAAGGAGAAGTAGGTATTGATACCTGCGCCGCCTCCGTTCGCTTTTACGAGCGACGGGGAATCGATGACGAGGACCGGACGGTTCAGCGTGATAGGAGAGCCGGTCGCCACGGCGAGATTGGTAACACCATCCCGGTTCGTGGTAATCTGCTCCTTCACAAGGTCGAAGAAGGCCTTAGAGTGCATCAGCCAGAGGCCAACCGCATCCGCCGCATCGCCACGCTTGGACAAACCATCCACGAGGTCCGTGGTTTCAATCGTCCCCGCCGTATCGGCGTGAAGGAGGTTCGCCTTGTTGCCGGAAGCCGCGACGAAGGAAGAGAGAAGAGTGTTAATCATCTCCACCTGAGTCGCCTTGGCCGTCTGCTGACCGATGACCATATCGAAGAGGTCAATGCCGGTGGCTCCGGTCTTCTCCGACAGTTCCTGCAGGTCGAATCCGCCCTGACCCGTCTTCCGGAAGGCGTCGTAGGTCGTTGCGACCGGGCCAACCGTACGGTTGACCTTGATTTCCGCCTTCTTCGACTGCGGAAGCGACTTGTCGGTCAAGTCGGCAACCGATGTCGGGTCGCGCTCGCTGATAAGACCCGAAACGTTCTGGAAGAACGTGTTCTCAGCATATTCGCCGCGCTTCGATTCGCTGGTAAGCGTAATCGTGCCCTGCGCCTGTGCGTTGAACGCGTCCGAGAACTGAGTCAGCATCTCGGTGTAACCCGTGTAGATGAACGGGTTGTTGATTTGCATATTGCTCTTGGTGCCGATGGCCATTTCTTTAGTTCCCCCCGGTCGCTACCCCGGTATTAAGCGTATGGTTGAACAACTATTCCCACGGCAGAGCGTCGTAAGCCTTCTGTCCATGTTCTCTGATGAACTTCACCTTCTCGATGTTGCTCATCTTCGAACGAGGCTTCTGGCCACCGGGTGCACCGCCCCCGCCTCCGCCGCCGGTTGGGGCACCGCCCCCTGATTGGTTGACGCCTTTGAAAGCGCCAGCATACTCCGGCTTTTCCTTCAACTCAAGGAACAAATCCTTAAGAGAAGCGGGCTGATTCTCTTTGTTCAACATCGGCGCACCGTCCGAACGGAGAACTTGAAGATCGAACCCATCGTCCGTTTCTGTCACCTTGACCCTATCACGGATAAGAGGGAGAAGCAAGGTGGGGTTGCCGTCAATCTCCGGGTCCGCGAGAACGGCGCGGGCTTGGTCATCGACGAGAATCTTGCTGATGGTGCCGATAAGCTTCTGCTCACGGCCCGTCCACTCTTTCTCCTTAGTGCCGAAATTCTCCTCCATCTGTTGGCGGAGTTTCTCGAAATTCCCTTCCTCTTTGAGGCGATTTTCCTCAGCCTGTCGGCGCTCCTCGACCAGATTCTTGGCCTCCTCCGGGGTAAGACCGAGGGCCTCCAGTTCCTTCAACTGGGACAACTTGCCCTTAATGGTCTTATTTTCGTCCTTTATATTCTTGAGATGGCCCCTCAACTCGTCCGGGTCGTCAAGGATAAAAGCATTCCCATCTTGACGATAAAATTTCCGAAGCGGCTCCGGAACGGAGTCCAGCGTGGTCACGCGGCTCTCGATGCTCACGGAGGGGCTAGGAGTAGGGGTCGGGGTGGGTGAGGGCGTCGGGGTGCCTCCATCGCCTCCGTCATGCCCCTCCGGGGCGCGGAGATACCGGCCAGCAGCCACCTCAGAGGGGAGCATACGCCTCATGACCGAACGAAGACCGGTCGAGTTCATAAGATTACGGTTGTTTTTCACCAAACTTCTCCTTTAGCCACGTATGGCGTTCTCTGGCAGCTTCTTCTCTATCCCGCGCCCATTGCCAGTAATCAAGCACGAGAACCTTTAAACCAGCGACAGCCTCCTGCAACAAGATGATGTCGGCATGAAATCCAGAAATAGGTTTATCCACAGCGATGGTCTTGTCCTTACCCTTCCCGCCACGGGCAATGTACGCGACCATAATCCCACCAAGGACGGTGAGGACCGTTCCAATAAGCTGATAAGTGGGTTCGACCGTAGAAACATCAGCCATTTCAATTCCTAGTGATGCAAATACCAGCTACTAGCGACCTCTTTTGCCGAAGCCCTTTCTTGGAAAGCAAACACTATCCCGAGGCCCTCTAGCAATAGAGGAAGAATTGCAAGGCCAAATGCCGTGACTAATACAGTCTCGCTATTGGACCAAACGAGCAAGAGAAAATTGTACCAAAGAGCCAAACTGGCTATGGAAATGACTACCCTAGCCATGTACGACCCTGCCCACCTCCCATTGAAGTACAGAATCCCCATCCGTACGACTCCGATTCCGAAGGTAAAATACGCCCATACAGATGGAGGGAAGAGGTCAATGAGTTGATAATATTGCGGCTGATACAGAATCTCCATGTTGTAAACCATAGAGGTCCCGATAATAACCAGTACAAGCGACATCGACCACTCGAGCCAGCGCTTGCGAAGAGTGCTATCTAGGTTGTGAGTTTGCATCTGCGGACTCTCCGCCAGAGGGAGTTCCGCCCGACCGATTAGGTTCAGCATTATTTCTTCCTCTAGCCCGTTCTAGGGCTATTTTCTCTTTGGCTTGCCGTACAGCCTCTTCCAGTTGGGTATCAATTTCCTCGGTTACATCGAACTCGTCGCCGAGAATACCGTAGTCCTTCATACGGTTGAGGAACGCCTCTGGCGTGAGTTTACCAAGCTTAAGAGCCTCCACAAGAAGTTTAAGACTTTCAACAGTAAGTTGATTGCGAAGGAAGGACGTATTGACATTAATCGTCCCACCGTCTGAAAGCTTGCGCCACTGGGCATGATAGTACAAAGCGAAATTGATTGCGTCTCGCAACCTAAATGCCCACCGTTGAATTGGAGCAATAGCATCCGACGCATCGATATTGCGGCCCGTGGCCGTGGCATACATTTGGGGATTCTCAAATGCGAGTCCAAAAGTGCGCATCTGCGATTCAAGGCGAAGCAACTCCCGGTCCCCGGCCAGAAGATGTACCCCCATCGATTCCACCCACCACATATCGGCATTTTCGTCCTCAAACGCGATAGAGGTCATAGGTCCAATATGGGCTGCTCCTGCCTTTACATCTACACCCCTCTGCGCCAAAATTGGGAAGGATGCTACAGCAAGAGCGCGGCGCTGGTCCGAGCGTATCTGGAAATGCTCGAGATTCATATACGCCAGATTCTCAAGCGGAGGAGTAGCCTCGAACTGGGAGGTTTCATTGAGGTTGAGAGGAACCACGGGGACCATTCCAAGAGTGTTTACTCGGTCTCCATCCTCGCCGGGTATCTGTATCCATTCATTATTTTGGTTGCGCTCAAACACCCGTATGCGATTCGGCTCAATCACCCGAATTCGCTCTACGTACACCTCACCAAAGTCTCCATCATCCTTGGTGACGACTTCCCAGTACCGAAACTGGGTTACGATGTAAATCCCGTTTCTTTGCTGATAACGAACTCCGAGTACACGGGATTGGGGGACGACCACCCAATACGGACGAACTCCTAGGGCTTTTTCGTCGGCCAAGGATAGGTCGCCAATTCGTTTGTTATCTACTGCGTGGTAATCAATGAGAAGCCACGACAAACCCTCGTCAAGAGCCGGGTCAACCAGCTTTTCAGCTACGATAGTCCAATGATTACCATTTAAATCGGCGTCGTTCAAGTCCTCTTGGATGATGGAAGGAACATCATCGTTCAGCTTCGGAGGCTGCGCAAACATTTTTCCGAGGATACTGGAAACCGCTTGGGCATAGAAATTACGCAAAGAGGCAAACTGAACCCGTTCGTTGTAGTCCTCGTCGCTCTCCCCCTCGTACTTGGGGAGATATATCGCCAGATTTCCCGGCTTCGTCATCTCCATGGTGCCACCACGAAGGTCACGGCACAGCTTGGAACGGCGGCGCATGTAATCGCTCGACGCCGACACGAACGACGGGTCGCTCGGACTTACTTTATATTCACGGCGAGGACCCATGAACGTAAGTGTTGCGGGCGGTAGGTCCGGAATCGGCATCTATTATCTTCTGCCTGTTGCTCTGCCCTGAACCATACCCTTGCCTTTCATGCCTGACAAGAATGCAATGGCCCAAACCATGGCGTCCATTCGGTCTGGTGATTTTTTCTGCTTTTCCCTCGGAAGAGTGGGGTCCCACTCCACGCACTGGGTCTCTAACTCAAGGAATTTGCCACATAGGTGAACCCTTCCCTGCTCGAATAGCGTGGCAATCGGCTCTGCTCGTATCGACTTGCCACGGGTTGCAGTAACTTCTTCAACTGGAATGTCGGAGTTAACCGACAATATATTCTTGGTAACGAGCGCTCCGCCATTATTAACCTCAGCGACAACGACATCAGCTTGGTGGGCAAAATAAGACTTAACGGCTTGTCGTCCCCATTCATCCGTGGTTTCTGGCTTAAATGAGTCATCTGCAAGGATATAGTAATGAGTAACACCGTCAACGTCCTTCTTACCAGCCGTGACTATTCCCGCTTCATCAGATTTAATATTTTCCTTTACCTGAGGGTCTACACCAACCACTATCCGTTCGAGACTCCCCGGAGCATGGTCTAGCCTGTTCCTATCGAACCACTCCTGCTTGAACAGAGCATTGGGATTATCTTCCAAGACTTCTCCGTTCAACTCCTGCCGACCGAGACGCGTCCCCTCGTAAGCTGTAATGACAGTATTAAAAAAAGTTGGGGCGAGGTTGGCCTTATTATCGTAGGTGGAACCCCTAGTGACAGCACAAACTCCGGTTTTTTCCATGGCCACCAAGTCACGAACGAGGTTGACAGGACGAGGTGTAGTGGTAATGACACCTTGAGGGTGCCGTCCAAGTCTAAATCCGAACTGGAGGTTAGACCATGTATCCTCCATATGATTCCACGCCGCCAATTCGTCTGCCCAAAAGGCTCCACATTGAGGTCCACGAAGTCGGTCTGGTTCTTCGGCTGAGAATAGAAGTGCTTGAACCCCGTTAGGGAAAACCACTCGTCTCTTCGAAGGCTGATATTCAGGTTTGAACCATGGCGGGCATACTGCAAGAATGCCGGACTCGCCCTCGACCATAACATCTCTGAGGTCTGCGTTAGTAGGGGCGACCAGCGCGATTCTCCCTCCTCCAACTTTACCCTCCTCCGCCACTTGGCGTACCCATTCCGCTCCTACGCGGGTCTTGCCCCACCCACGGCCCGCCAGTGCAAGCCAATACGTCCATGTTCCGTCTGGAGCAATCTGCCCCGGTCGTGCCCAGAACTTCCAATCATAGTGAAGGGCTACGGCTTCCTCCACGGGGAGGGAAGACAGAGCCTTTTCTAGTTTCTCTCGGGGTAGTTCTGCTAGGTCGGCAATATTCATAGTTTCCACCTTACCATTCCCCCGGCCCACCGCCCTCTCCCTGCGGTTTCTATACGGTCGAAATTGGGGTCCGCCTCTGCGAAGCGCTTTCGGATTCTGTTTATCCATACCGATATGATGTTGTTGTCACAGGTTTCCGCCCGCTCGCTGTCAGGGCCATATATCCGATTCTTGAGGCCCTCATACGTTATGAATTGACCATCCGCCTTAATCAAAGATATAACGATGATTCGCTCGGTTCGGGTCAAATGGATTGGGGTGTTCTTATAGTAGGAATCCCCGTAGGAATCGAGCCGAAGGTCCCCCAGTTCCCTCGGCTCTTGGTCGGTGAGGTCTGCACCACAACACAGACATATATGCTCCGCCATACGCTACTGCAAGGAAGGTTTCGCCTCCCCCTCCTCCTTCGGCGGGCTAAGTTCGCCCTGCATTCGACCTGTGACTTCCATAATGCGGTCAATAGCAGCACGGCTGGCTGCCTCCGCCGCAGCCCTCGCCATTTCCTTCTCGTCGTTAACGAGATTAAGCTGCTTTCCAAGAAAATCTAGGGCCTTTTGACGGTCAGCCAGTTTGACTTCAATACCTTCTTTGCCCATCTTCACCCCGGCCACATTGGCGCGTTGCTCCGGGGTCCAATATCGGGAGTGCATCATTCGAACCCCAAGATGGTCGAATTCCATGACCTCGCCGGGGTCGAAAAAGGCGATAGCAGCAACTCGCTGGTTAACTTTCTCCGCCGTGATGTCCAAGGCATCCATGATGCGCTTACAGTGCGCCTCTATAGACCCTTGCACCTCGGGGTTGGCAAGCATACGCTCTGCGCGATTTCTTAGAGTAGCTGCTGACTCCTCGGAATATCCTATTCGGCGGAGAGCCGCCACTGGGTTGCGGTCAATAACATACGACCGCACGAACATTTGCTCTTCCACAGTCAGTTCGTGGCCAGTGTCCGAATACGACCAAATCTGATACGCACGACCTCGACGGTCGTTCTCAATCTTCGTCGCGATATCCCCAAATTCGTCGTCTTCTTCTTTACTCATATGCCTTAACCACGATGAAATTCTTGAGGAACTTGCTCGTTTCCACCTTCCGTACCGTCAGCGAGGTTCCATCCTCTAGAGTTACAGTGCTGCCCTCCTGCGGTCGTCCCCCAGTAGGTGGCGCGAAGGAAATCAACCACTCCCCCTCGGTCCTCACAACCCCGGCTCTCACCTCTATGTCGCCGTACTTGATGTTCTGACGGGTGCCGTTGTTGATGGTCCCGGTCGTTCCGACTTTCTCGATTCCGTCTTCCATCTACCTCTGCCTTACCGTAACGATTGATGTCCGCTGACGCTTGCGGGCCGGAGAACTGCTGGTCGTAATTGAGAAAATTACTCCGAGTTCGGACCCCTCTCCATCATAGGCCGCATTCGCCTGTTCCCCCACACTGACCGTGAGCCATAATTTGATTTTGGTGTTGCCGCTCTCCAGCGAAGTTACGTGGAGACCGCTATTCATGATGGTCAATCCAACCGCAGTAGCCTCGGGCGACAGGGTAACAGTGTACGCCGCAATCGTCTCTCCTGAGTCAAGGAGAGGAGGGTTCACGCCATCGCCGGTCGCAAAGTCCGCGACGAAATCAACCTCGTCGTACGGGTCCATCGGCTCCGGAAATTGCGGTGCTTCAATCGGATTAGCCATCTGCGTCCTCGTCTTTAACGAAAAATACCTCGCGAGCGTTCACGCCGGAAGATGTGAAGTATACAATTTCGCCATTTTGTATCTTCGACACCGCAACTGAATTGTCTTCCTTTGTGACGAATACTTGGTTATCCTTCCGGGTCACGATAGCGACATTGCTCAACCTGGTGAGGAATACCCTTCTCGTATCCGGCGTAGGAATCGGTATCCCTATTGTAACCGCATCAAGTTCTGTAAGGGAAACCGCGTCGGATACCGTCAGGAAATAGTGGGCCAGTAAGTCAATGTTATCAGCCGTGGTTACGGAATATGCATCCCCCGGCTCTATAGTTGTCTGATGAAACAGAGCCACATTGTCTGTTTGACTCAGGCTAGTTGCCGCCTGTACCGTTATTTGGTAGGTGAGGTTGGTTACTGTCCCTTCATCCAGAAGAGTTTCAGAATTCATATTCTGCACGGTCAACACGACCTTGGGTGCTAGAACAATATTTTCCAGAATCCCTGCCGACACGGCATCTTGAACAATCAAAGCATGTGCGGTCGTTAAAACTACATTGTCAGCTTGTGTCAGGGACACGGGGGTTTCTACCCCAAGAGACCCGTTTAGCGCTAAATTGCCTTGAAGGTCCGTGGCCGATACAGCATTTTGAACAGTGAGAACATATGCTGCCGTCAATACAGGACTTGTAGTTTGGGTTAGCGAGGCGGCATCGGCCATCACTAAGGTAGTTTTCGGCTCTAATGTCGGACTAGAGGTCTGTGAGGCGCTGTTTGCCCCATTCACCGTAAGTTGATGCCTCGGTGTAATAGTGGGGCTATCCATCAGGGACGCCGACATGGCGGCAGCAACCGACAGAATATAATTGATGCCCGTAAGCACCACATTGTCCGCTATCGAGGCGCTATTCGCCCCTTGAACGGTCAAACTTAGGCCCAATACGAGAGCGTTTTTGTCCCGAATTATAAGGTTGTCTACCTGACCATCGAGTTGGCCGTTTGAGTTACCTGTAATCGAAAACCCACTTAAGGAGCCGGTAATATTGAAGGTGAATATCTTACTGCCCGTCGCCTCCGAAACAGATGTTTGGGATTGGCCCGCAAGGTTAACGATAAAGGCATCATCCACACTCCCGCCTACAAAAGTCCAGTCGAATATCACATCATACACGCCTGTATTCGGCAAGGAAAACGATGTGGCCTCGAGAACATCAGTTGTAGATATATTAGTCGCTTCGGCCCGGCCATTCTGAATTGCCCATCCAGTTCCTACGGTCCATCCCGTGGCGTCGTTGAATAACCCCCCACCGGGCGCTAGGTTCGGGCCGGTCTGGAATCCTTGTACCACATCGGCACTGGCCATATTCGCCACTACTAGTGCCGTACCTCCTCCACCAAGCGTTACATTGTCCTCTAAAGAGGCACTGTTCGCATTGGCCACGGTGAGAGGAGTTTTGGGGCTTAGCGTGACTGCTCCAGCTTGGGACGCGCTATTTGCATTATTCATTTGCAGCGTCGTCTTGGGCGCTAGGCTGAGAGTAGTTGCTTGGGAAGCAGAGTTGGCGTTTTGAACGGTAAGGGGCGTACTTGTTACTGCTGGCCGCAAAGCAATAGTGGCAGCTACCCAAGAATCCCGAATGTTATTTGACCCACCTGTCGTAATTGCGGCAGGGTTATATGCCCCACTTGTCCAATTTACGTGGCCTATACCAACCCGTACGTCTGCCGAATCGGTGTCCTGTGTGAAATTGCTAATGCCGGATGGAGTATTCCAAGCTGTCACAGAAAACTGAGTACCCACATAGCAAGCTACAATTACTGCACCCGTTGTGGAGGGAGTTATTGATGGAGGATTCGCCCTATCTGTATTGATTCCGCTATCTGTTTGGGTGGCGACGTCTTGAATGTTGGTCAGGTCCACCCCCCTCCAACACTCTATTACATACGCTAATTCAACTCCATTACCCGCGTTTGTAGTTAACGAAACTGAGCCTGGGTTCCCCTGAACCT